CGGCGAGCCCTACGACGGGTTCGAGGGGACGTTTCACATCTCCAGCCGCTCGGCCAAGACCAAGCCGACCGCCTTCGATCTTGCCAACCGCCCCGTCACCGAGGCAGACGGTCTGATCTACAGCGGCGCGTATGTGGACGCGGCTATCGAGTTCTACGCGCAAGACAACAAGTGGGGTCGGCGCATCAACTGCGGTCTGCGGGGCGTTCGCTTTGCCGGTCACGGTGAGAGCTTCGGTGGCGGCGCTGCCGCGTCGGCGGACGACTTCGGGGCTCCTTCCGCCCTCGAAGACGACTTCGTCTGATGCCGGACGTTGGCCACAACGGCCCGCCCGTCGCCAGCGACCAGCTCCGCTCGATTATCGAGCGGGTTGAGACGCTGGAGGACGAGAAGGCCGTCGCCGCCGAGTACATCAATGAGGTGTACGCGGAGGCCAAAGGCAGCGGTTTCGACACCAAGTCTCTTCGCAAACTGGTCTCCCTTCGTAAGAAGGACCGGACCAAGTTGCTGGAGGACAAGGCGATGTTGGAGCTATACGCTGCCGCCATGGGCTGTCTAGACCTCGTCTAGGTAGCCCGCGCGCCCCCCGCTTAGAAGTCAGGTCTCCGGGCGGGGGGCGACGCAACCTCAAGGACATTGTTATGCACGATCTCACGATCCCCGCTATCCGGGCGCGTATGCGCGAACTTGCCGTCGAGCTGGATTGCCCCGAGCTTAACTTCTTGGCCGACGCCACCTTTCGCCGGTACAATGGGCGCAAGTCTCCCGTGCGCGCTCTAGCCCTGACGCCAGAGAGGGCGGAGGCGATCCGCGCATACTGCGCCGCGCACCCCAAGGCCCCCCAGATGGAGGTTGCGCGCGAGTTCGGCGTCAACATCGGGCGCGTCAGCGAAGCCCTCTACGGCACGCGGGGGTGACCACCCTCTTCCTCGACCTCGAAACGTACTGTGCCGTGCCTATTGCGCACGGCACGCACGCCTACGCCGAGCGGGCCGAGGTGCTGCTGATTGCGCAGGCCGTGGACGACGCGCCGGTCGAGGTGTGGGACTGCACCGACGGCAACCGAGCGGCCTACCTAGTCCGGCTGCAGACGGCCATCGACGCCGCCGACAAGATCGTCATCCACAACAGCGCCTTCGACCGGACGGTCTTGCGCTGGCAGGGTGTAAACGCGCCCGTGGAGAAGGTTCACGACACGATGGTGCAGGCGCTGGCGCACAGCCTGCCTGCCGCGCTGGGCGCGCTTTGCGACGTGCTAGAGGTGCCGTTTGACAAGGCTAAGGACAAGGACGGCAAGAAGCTCATCCACCTGTTTACAAAGCCTCTGGGCCGGAACCGGACACTGGCCCGCGCCACCACCGAAACTCATCCCGAGGTGTGGCAGGATTTTATTGAATATGCGCGCCTCGACGTGGAGGCCATGCGCGAGGTCTACAGCCGCCTGCCTATCTGGAACTACCGGGGCCGAGAGCTGGAGATGTGGCGGCTCGACCAGACGATCAACGACCGGGGCATCGCCGTCGACCGCGAACTGGCCGAGGTGGCGCAGCGCGCCGCGCAGAGGGCGTCTAAACGCCTCGCGCAGGAAGCTGCCGCGCTGACGGGTGGGGCCGTGACCAACACCAGCCAGCGCGGCAAGACCCTCGACCACCTGCGGCAACTTGGGCTTGAGACTGATGACCTTCGGGGAGGCACAATCGACAAGCTGCTACTGCGGGACGATCTAACCTCCGACATCCGCGCACTGCTGGAGAACCGGGCGCAGGCGTCGGCGACGAGCCCAGCTAAGTACCGCACTCTTTCTAACGCAGCGTCAAGTGACGGACGCCTCCGGGGCACCCTGCAGTTCTGCGGTGCCAGTAGGACGGGCCGCTGGGGCGGGCGCTTATTCCAGCCCCAGAACCTGCCGCGCCCGACGATGAAGCACGCCGAGATCGAGGTGGGCATTGCCGCCATGAAGGCGGACGTTGAGGACATGCTGTTCGACAACGTCGTGGAACTCTGCACGTCCGCCGTGCGCGGCTGTCTCGTAGCGGCCCCCGGCAAGAAGCTGGTCATTGCCGATCTGTCCAACATCGAGGGGCGCATGCTGGCGTTCTTGGCGGGCGAGCAGTGGAAGCTGGACGCCTTCGCCGACTTCGACCGGGGCATCGGCCCCGACCTCTACAAGCTGGCCTATGCCCGCTCCTTCAGCAAGAAGCCCGAGGACGTGACCCCGGACGAGCGCCAGATCGGCAAGGTCATGGAGCTGGCGCTGGGCTATCAGGGCGGGAGCGGCGCATTTGCCAAGATGGCCGGGCTCTACGGCATCGAGCTGCCCGATTGGCGCGTCAAGGAGCTGGTAGAGGCGTGGCGCAAGGCGCACTCCGCTACGAAAACCTTCTGGAAGTTGACGGAGGAGGCCGCGCGCCTTGCGCTCGCGACGCCGGGCAAGGCGTACACGGCGGGCAAGCTGGTCTTCCGCGTCGACGGGACGTGGCTGCGGGTGGGCCTGCCGTCGAGCCGCTACCTCTGCTACCCCAACGCCGCCATCGACGACGCAGGCAAGCTGTCCTACGAGGGCACTGACCAGTACACCCGCAAGTGGACCCGGTTGGACACCTACGGCGGCAAGTTGGTCGAGAACGCGACGCAGGCCGCTGCGCGGGACATCCTGACCTGCGGCATGCGCCACGCCGAGGCGGCGGGCTACCCCATCGTCCTGCACGTCCACGACGAACTGCTGTGCGAGACGCCAGACAGCCCCGAGTACACGCACGAGGGTCTGGCCAAGCTGATGTCTACCGGTCCACAGTGGGCCGTGGGCCTGCCCCTCGCGGCGGCAGGCTTTGAAACCAAACGCTACAGAAAAGGCTGAGCTGATGAAACTTATTAACGAGTACCACCACGATTTTTCCAACGGATACGATTACTCTTTGGATAACGATACTCACTTTTCATATCTTGAGATGTTTAACCACACGCCGGACAAAGGAACCTGCGTGCGCGTGAACGCCGACGGTTCAACGCTGACCAACGCAGATATGCGGGGCGATCTGTCTCGGGGGAGTACTTCTGTCGTTTTGCATTTCGAGGCTGAACAGGGCTTGGAATACGACCGAGTGATCGCGCTAGTCCAACACGAAGGTAAGACCTTTGTGAGCGTCATGTCCGAAACAGACTATCAAAACAAAAAGCGTTTCGGAAAGTAAGGTGACACCTGAAGGTGAAATCCAAGCCTACCTGAAGAAGCGCGTCGAGGCGCTGGGTGGGCAATTCCGCAAGATGGAGTGGACCGGTCGCCGGGGTGCGCCCGATTGCCTGATCTGGTGGACGGGGCCGTTCTTCGCCTTTGTCGAGATCAAGGCCCCCAATGGGCGGCTGAGTACCCTGCAGACGCGGGAGCTGGAGCGCTTGGCCGCTGCTGGTTTTATGGTCGCGGTCATCTGGTCAAAAGAAGACGCCGACGAGCTTGTTTTCATGTTGACGCAACCCGTGGGGTGCGTACAGTAATCGTCAACCAAGGGGGTGCAGCATGACCGTCGCGACCTACGATCCGCACATGGACAAGATCGTGTTGGGCTGGCTGCTCCTGTCTGAAGAGGACGCCGTGTTGGCCTTGGACTTGATGGCGGAGGAGTTGACGCTAGGACTGCGAGCCGGGGAACGGAACCCCAAGCTCGGAAATCAGTGCCTAGACATGCTGCTCGCCATCAAAGCCCTCCAAAACGCAAAGAAGAAAAACAATGATTGAATATCGGAGACCCTCTGTCGAGATGTACCGCGCCGCCGACACGGTGAAGGCGCGCGCGCAGGCCCTGAGTACCATCTTCAACGGCCCGTACACGACGGCGGACATGTTGACGCAGGTGGCGCGCCTGACCCAAGAGCTGGAGCAGGCCTCCTGCACGCTCCGCACACTGGCGGCGTAACCATGCGACGGCGTGAGAATGGCTGGCCCGCCGAGATGATGCAGAAGGCCAAGGCTATGTGGAAGGCGGGCACCAGCCCTACCGAGATCGGTAAGTTGGTTGGCAGGAGCCGCTCCGCCGTCCTCAACATGATGCATCGGCAGGGCCTGCAACGCAGCGTCATTGCGAAGGGCATGCGCGCGCCCGTGCCGCCTGCGCCTCCGCCGCTCGTGCCGCGTCGCCCGCCCCCGCCCGTGCGTCAGGTGGCCGAGGAGCGCGTGCTGAAGGGCAGTACGCCGCGCCCGTGGGAGACCCGCGTCTTTGGCGAGTGCGCCTTTCCTCTGACAGCCGGGGGCGTAACCTGCTCCTGTTGTCTGCCGGTTATGCCTGAGAAGTTGTACTGTGAGACGCACCACAACGTCATGCACGTATCCGCGCCGTCTTTCGGGTCGCGAAGGCGGCGGGTCGAATGACCGAGATGTTTAAACCCCACGCCTACCAGCTCGACATCATCAAGTTCATTCAGGACACGCCCCGGTGCGCGGTCTGGGCGGGCATGGGGACGGGCAAGACCGCCTCGACCCTGCTGGCGCTCGATCACCTGTCTCAGGTCGAGGACGTCTTCCCCGTGCTGGTGCTGGCCCCGCTGCGGGTGGCGCGCACGACGTGGCCGGACGAGGTGGCCAAGTGGGCCAACCTGCGGCACCTGCGGGTCAGCGTCGTCACCGGCAACGTCAAGGAGCGCGAGCGCGCCCTGCGCGTCCCCGCCGACGTGTACACGGCCAACTACGAGCAGCTCCAGTGGCTGGTCAGCGAGCACCTCGACAACTGGCCGTTCAAGACGGTCGTCGCCGACGAGTTTACGCGCTTGAAGAGCTTCCGCCTGCGCAAAGGCTCGACCCGCGCCAAGGCCCTGTCGCGCGTGGCGCACACCGACGTCAGCCGGTTCATCGGCCTGACCGGCACGCCGTCGCCGAATGGTTTAAACGACCTCTGGGGCCAGACGTGGTTCCTCGACAAGGGCCAGCGGCTGGGCCACACGTTCGGGGCCTTCGAGGCGCGCTGGTTCACCAAGGGCTGGGACGGCTACAGCCTGCAGCCCAACAGGCTGGCGCAGCAGGAGATCGAGGGCAGGCTGCGCGACGTGTGCCTGACGGTCACCGGCCTGCCGGTGGACGCGCCCATCGTCAACAACATCCAGATCGACCTGCCCCGCGACGCCCGCGCCATCTACGACGAGATGGAGAAGGAGATGTTCGCCGAGATCGAGGAGTTCGGGGTCGAGGCCGTCAATGCGGCGGTCAAGACCATGAAGCTGCTGCAGTTGGCCAACGGCGCGGCCTACGTCGATGACAACCACAACTGGCGCGAGGTCCACAAGGCCAAGATCGAGGCGCTGGAGAGCGTGATTGAGGAGGCCAACGGCGCACCGGTGCTGGTCGCCTACCACTTCAAGAGCGACCTCGTTCGGCTGCAGGAGGCGTTCCCCAAGGCCCGCGTGCTCGACGCCAAGCCGCAGACGATCCACGACTGGAACGCGGGCAAGATACCGATCCTGCTGGCGCAACCTGCGTCGGCTGGGCATGGCATCAACCTCGCGCAGGGCGGCAACATCCTGTGCTTCTTCAGCGTCAACTGGAACCTCGAAGAGCACATGCAGATCATCGAGCGCGTCGGCCCAATGCGGCAGAAGCAGGCCGGGCTCGACCGGCCCGTCTTCCTGCATCACATCGTGGCGCGCGACACCGTAGACGCCATGATCCTAGAGCGGCTCAAGACCAAGAGATCGGTGCAGGACATCCTGCTTGAGAACCTGAAACGGAGAAAGAAATGACCAAAGAAGTAAGCAACGCAATGGTTGCGCCGGATAAGCGTAGGTGGCCGACGGTTGTAGCTCGCAGAGAGGGCGATCAAGCACTGATCGACTGCCCCCACTGCGGCGAGGAGCACGTCCACGGGTGGGGCGAGGGCCACCGCGTCTCTCATTGCGACACTAACGTCCCCGGCAGGGAGCGGGACTATTATCTGGATTGCGGTGGCGACGACGGGGACGACTGGAAGTTAGCCTCGAAATAGGCAAAGAAAACCCCCGGCGGTTAGGCCGGGGGTGGTACGCTTACGGCAGACAGACTTCAAACAAGCCGTCTTTGGTCACGGTAATATCGCCGGGGCAGCAATACCCAAAGTCATAGCCTTCGCTTGCAGCAATCCGAGCGTTGTGTTCTGCGGTTTGGGCGGCAAGCTCAGCCGTCTCGCGGTCGGCGTAGGCATTCCAGCTAACCTTGTTTCCAACCGTCGTTTTAACGGCCTCGGGATAAGGGAGGTAGCGCATTTCAGGTCTCACTTTTTCAAAGAGCTGTTCTCGGCGCGATTGCCGGGAACAACCCTTTATAGCACAGCACCCAACAAGGTGCAAGTGCTAAATTGAGCCTGTTTATGCGCCGTACTTCTCGACGAGGCCACCGCGCGCCTTGCTCAGGTTCGGATCGTTGGGGTCGAAGGTGCCACGGTTCATGGTGGACTTGAGCTGAGCGAGGTCGATGGCGGCGCTGGCGCAAGACTATGCCGATAGCGAAAAGGGCTAGACACGAAAGCCTTCACCTATTAGGGTGAAATCCGTAACAACAAAGGAGACTTGACGACATGGTACGTAAGTACGACGACTACGGCAGCCCTTACCATGAGCCGCCTTACACCGCCGCCGAAGAACATGAGTTGTACCGGCAGATGGCTGGCGTAGTGGCCTTTACTCGCCCGTTTTCGGGGAAAGCGAAAACTGAGACGCTCCTAGACCCCCCGCTCCAACAGCCATAAGCAGTGCGGGCAGAAACTCTTTGTTATCAAGAGCGGCTTTTAACGCTGCAACACCCCGCTCGGCAATGATGCGGCGCAGGTTCTGAACATCTTCACGCACGGCTTGTCCAGTGCGCGCGGCCAGTTCGTAATCGCGTTCCATCATTGCTTTTGCGGCGTTGCGTATTTCAGGCGTGTCCAGTTTAGCCAAAGCCCCCGGCGCTTCCGGCGACGTGAGGTACTCAAGCATTTTTCCCGTCACGGAACCCGATCCCGAAGGGGCTTTCCACTCATCCGCAAAGTCGATGTAATCACTGTCTACCTTCACACGTTTAGGTTCGCTGCCGGGCAATAGGTCTCTTAGTTTTGTTGTTAAACCTTTTTTCAACGCCTTCCCGGTTGCCGCGCCCGAAGGCGGACCCGGGTAGAAGTTGGTCATTGTCACGCCTTGGCCGGTATCTACAACATCGCCAATGCCGTACTTAGCGCCGAGATCGCGCAAACCCATAAGTTCTTCCGGCGTGCGCTTGCCAGACAAAGGCGTAAACACCGAGCCCATCGCGCCCGCCTTGGTGTTAGGTATGGGCTTGTGCCAAGCGCCTGCCTCTTGCGCGCCCATTCCTGCGCGCAAGGCTTCCGCCGACGACATTAAAGCGCGGGAGGCGGGGTCCACGAAGTGCTCACCATCAACGGGTTTTAGGCCCACCAGAGGACGCGAAACGCCTGCGGGGTTAAACTCTATGGGGCCGCCGCCCGTTGGCTCAAACACACCTTGCGCTCCTATGCTTGGGCGCTGATACATACCGAGAGCGTCGTGAAGGATGTCTCGGCCCTCTTCGTCCGTCCACGACGAGCGGGGGTCTGCAGCATAGGCTTCTCGGGTAGGGATGTCTGACTTTACGAGGTCAGGGAGGTGGCCCGTAACGGCTCCGGGCGTGGCTTCGTATGTACCAAAGGCGGTATATTTATTCGCGTAGTCCGGGTAGGTCTTGCCCGCCTCGTCCAAGCCCCATTGCAGTTGTTCGTCGCTGAGACCCATGGGCGGGCCGCCGTTGTGCCCCAGCATGTTTTGTTTTGCAAAACGCTTGGTCGCAAGCTGCTTGCCTTTACCCGCTACCCAAGGCGCGGCTTGTATCTCGGCAGCCGTCCAGTTCTCGCGCCCGCCAAGTTTCGCGGCGTTGGCGCGTTCTACGGCCAGAAGCGTCTCGTAATCCATGTAGCGGTGTTCTTGGGCCGTCAGCGCCCGCGAGAACGCCTTGCCGTCTGCGCCGGTGTAACCCAGACCGCGTGCGTGCCAGATGTCGTTCGTGCCCGTTGTGGCGGGAGGTACACCCGGATCAAGGTGGGTGCCGTACACGCCCGTTTTCTTGCCCAAGGGGATGGGCACGTCCGCGTCGCGCGCAGCGGTGTACGTGCGCGCCTGTTGTCCCGTGCGCACCTTGGTAAGGGGCTTGCCCGCCTCGTAGGCGTTGTGCCCTTGAAGCGAAAAATTGAAGTTGGTGTCGGGGTTGGCTTGCGCCGACCACAGTGCCTGCTCACGCGCAGCAAGAGTGCGCCGTGCTGGATTTGACCCGGCAATCTCCTTGTTAAAATCGCGTGCGCGCTCGTACCAGTCCGCACCACCAGCACCTCTAGCGACATCCGCATCAAAGTTCTGGCGCAGCGCCCCGACCTGTTCGGGCGTGCTGACACCAGCCGGAGCGCCAACGTAACCATCGTTGCCAAGGATCAAGTGCGGTTCGCTGCGCGCGGCCTTAATGGCGGACGCCGTATCCATTTCGCGGAGATTGGGCGTAGCGAGGATGCCCGTCTGCGCTTTGGGCACTTTGGGTGCTTTGGGTGCTTTGGGCACTTCAACGCCGTACTTTGCCGCCAGCTTCTCAACCGCTTGCTGGGCGGGCTTGGCTGCTCCCTTGAGCACCTTACCCGCCACGTCGCCAACAACAGGGACGACGCCCAGCATCGTGCCAGCTCCCAGCAGACCGGCTTCAAGATACCGCCTGCGGTCTAAGGCGCGCTTGGTCTCATCGACGCCGATCACGTCCCCGACGCCGGGGATGAAGTCCAGCAGCTCGCTGGCCTTCCCCATAAAGCGGCGGGGCGCGTAACCCGGCTCGCGGCCCGTAGCGCGGGTGTAGAGGCCCTCCATGCCGATCTGCGCACGTTCGCGCAGAGAGGGCTTGTAGGCTTTTAGGGCGGCTCGTTTTTTGACGGTGCTCGGCTCAGCCATCAGGTGCCTCCGGTCTCGAAGCGACGCATGGCCGCTGCGAGCGCAGCGATGTCACGCGGGATGTCGTTGACCCCCAAGCCCAACTGGCCAGCGAGGTACTTCATGTACGCCCGCTGAGTGTTCTCCGGGTCACCTTTAGTGTACCTCTGGACGATCTGGCTAATCGTCTTGCCGTTGTAGTTGCGCGCCAACAGGCGCTCCTGCGCGGCAGTGCCGTTCTCCACGGTGTCAAATATCGCAAAGCCCCGGTCGTCGTATCCTTGGTATCCGGGCTGATTTATGGTGAACTTGCTCAGCACCGGCTTGCTGCCTCGGTAGTAGGCGACTGCCTTTAGGTTTCCGAGGTTGTTGTTTCTCTCCCCGAGCGACAGGGTCTGGTTACCGCCTTCCGTCGGCGTCTCAGACGACGGCACGAGGTCGTCGAACATGCCTTTGACGGGCTCGGAAGCAGGTTTGGCTTTTTCAGGCGCGGGGGCTTTTTGTTCTTCGTCTTTTTCGGGTACGGAGACGTCAGGCCCGGCAAGGGGGACGACACCACGACGGATGACGCGCATGCCGGGTTCGACTTGCTGCATCCCCGACCGTATGCGGCCAAAAATCGACGCCGCCGCGTTCTCGCCGTACCGCTGACGAAGGAAAGCCTCGACGGCGTCCGTCTTAGTGGGATCGAGGGCGTCTCGAACGAGGCTTTCGGCTTGCTCGCCCGAGATACCTTTATACGTTCTAGCGAGCCACTGCGCTACCGCCGTCCCCATCCCTATCGGCGTGCCTCGCGTAGCAACGCCCGCAGCCTGCGCCGCCGCGTCAACAGCGGCCACCTCGTTCTTTGGCACCGACGGCATCATGCTCTCGGCCAGCTTGTAGCGCCGCACGAGGGCACCCGCCGTGCGGATCAGCTCATCCGCCTCGTTGCCAAACAGCGCCCGCAGTTTGTCTTGCACGTCGAAGGAGGTGTTTACCCGCGACAGGATGTCGGCGCTGGCTTGTGGCGTGTCGAAAGCACCGCGTAGTGCTTGGCGAGCCGCCACGCGAGCGTCGCGCAACTGCGCCCTCGACATGCCGCTGACGGCGTCGGTTACGTCCACCAACGCGGTATCCTTAGAAAGCAGCCCCTTGCCGAGTTTTAGCGCACCTTCTCGACCCGTAGCCCCGGTGAGTGTGCTTTCGGCAATACTGACGTCTACTCGATCCGCAGGGGTCATTAAGATGTCGGCCACGTCCGGGTTCTTCCGCGCCCAGTCCGTCAACTTTTTGACGTTGTTCGGATCGTCGGGGTTGAACCCCATCTGCCTTTGCAAAAGCTCGCGGCGGATGCTGCCCCACATCGGGTTGCCCTCGCCGACGTAATCGCGAACCGTATTCAGGTTCGAGATGATCTTACCTTTTTGTTGGCCGGTTCCGGCAATCGCGTTGGCGGCGACTTCCGGGTCCACCGCCGTCGTCCACTTTCCGTCCACGTAGCGGGGTTCAGTGACCGTCTCCATGATGCTGCCCCCCTCCCACTTCGTGCCAAAGGCCCGTCGTGCGGTCCACCCCGCGCGCCACGCCTTGACGAACTCAGGGTCGCCAAGGAACCGACCTGCGGCGTCAAGCGCGTCGATCTGGGCGTCGAGAGCATTACGGGCCTTTCGCGCGGCGTTGCCTTCGGGTTGCCCCCGGTAGTTGTCCGAAAGGTCAGTGAGGTCTTTTCTCCAACCCAGAAAATCTTCACCCGTCGGGTACGGTTTGTTCGCCACCGCGTCGATGACGTTAAGCGTTCCCGAAACGTCAGCCGGGCGCGATCTGGCGATACTGCCAGTCCCCTCACGCATAGACGCGGCAATTTCCGCGACGCCCAACGGCCCCGCGTCCTTAGTGGCGCGGACCTCGGAAGTCCGAAGGTTGATGACGCTGGGCTCTGTTATGCCAAACTCTTTTATCTGCGCGTCCGTCGGGTCACTCCAACCGCTGTTGGGGTCGTTGGGGTCTAGAACTTCAAGATCGATGTTGCCTTTTGCGCGAGCGGTGTCGAAAGTTTCGTCTAATTTAAGCCTGTCCGCTTCGCGCGCTTGCGTCGCCTGCCGGGCAAAGTCACCGGTAGCTTCGCCGGGGCGAACGGGTGCGCCGTATACGTCCTGCTGCGCAGCGGCACGTTCGGCGGCCACGGCCTCCTCGACTTGGAGGCGGGTTCGGGTGTCTCCCGGCGTGAGCTGTTCCGCTATCGAAGCGCCCTCCTTGGGCAGCACGCCGGGAACGTCGACAGAGTATTTAATTGCTAAGTCGCGGCTTTCCGGAGTTGCGACGGCTGCCTCGCGCACGCCCTGTTGTTGTGTCTCCGGCAAGATGTCTAGCGGAGTGGGCGCAATCCCCGCAGCCCGAAGTACGTCCGCATCCGGGGAGGGCGGCGCTTGTGTACGCCGGTAGGGCGCTTTTTGTCGGAGTAGGCGCTCCAGCGCAGTATCCACTTTAACCTCGGGGATACTGAAAGCACCGAAGTTTGTCCCTCCCCACCCGCGCCCTTGAGAGGCACCGGCTCCGGCTGCAATAGCGATGGCGTAAGGATCAAGTTTTTCGCCCATGACCAGCTCGCGGCCAGTTTCAAATCCGCCGCCGATAGTTCCCGATAAGACGTTCTGGCCCGGCGCAGAGGCCAGCCCGCGTTGTACAAGGTTGGCTCCCACTTTTAACGGAGCGCCGCTCGTGAACGGGCGTCCGGTCAAAAAGCCGGGGGCATACTCGCTCGCCAACGCGACGTTCTTATTCGCGGCGAGGTCGGCGGCCAGTTGCTCTGGCGACTGCCCCATGAAACGCGCGGCGTCAGGATGCTCTTTCAAAAACTTCTGTTGCGCCTTGTACGCGGCTACGCCGCCAACGACAGCGCCGCCCAGACCGCTAATTAATGCGCCCGGACCAGTCGGCAGTCCAAGAGCAACCCCTGTTGCGGCACCCGTGCCGACGCCGACAAGGGTGGGGAGCACCGCACGCATCGCGCCGCGTGCGGCAATGCCGAGCGGGTTGGTCTCGTATTGCGGCTGTGGAGCAGGTTTTGCGCGAGGCGCGTTCGGTTTTGGCGGTAGGCGGTACGGGACGCCTTTCCACTCCGTGCCTGTCTTAGACGCGGGTATAGGGGTCTTGAGCGTAGGGGTCTTGAGCGTAGGGGTCTTGGGTGTAGCGGCCTTGGGTGTAGCGCCCCCGACAGGTTCGATGTCGTCAAACAGCCCAGCCATTTATAGATCCCCCGGAATAGTGTAACCGAGTTCTTTTAAACGCTGAATGACTGCCTCGCGCGGCTTTTTGTCGCGGTTAATCGCTATGCGAGCCTGTGTAATCGCGTCGATGTATTTTGTATCAAAAAACGCCGGGTACTGTTGCTGGTAAGATTGTACGACATCATTACTCTCAGCGAGTTTATTAGTCATCCATTGCTGTATCTCGCCTATTATGGCGATACGCTCATCGCGGGTGGCGGTTCTGGCCCGCGCATAGAGTTCGTCTAGAGCCTTGCGCTCATCGTTGCTGATAGCGCCCGGGAACGTAGCCTTGAGGGCACCGAGCGCGGCTTCTCCCAGCGCCGTTCTAAGCACGGATGTCGCCGCGAGTTCCTCTTTGTTCAGGCCCGTCAAACGCGCGGCTCCCGACGCCAGACTGGCAAAGGTTCCCTCGAACGAGAGGGCGTTGGCAGCAAGTGCCCTGTTCATAGAGGCAAGACCCTCCCCAAGGCCGCGCGTCGATTTTTTGTAGTCAAGAAAATCACTGCGTTCGGCTGTGGTCGGCTTTTCGGTTGCGGTTGCGACGGCAATCTGTGCCGTGGTTCTGCCCTGACGCGCGTTGAAGGCTTCTGACGGTTGCTGAGATATTTTATTCTCTTCGCCACCTTCTGCCATTCGGTAGATGTACCCGTCCGGCCCTTCGTAAGTCTCGCCGACGGGGTGCTTTTTGCGATCCATTCCGAGGAACGTCGGTTTCGCCGCCGCACTCGGTTGCGTAAGTGGCGGCGTAACTGCTTGCGTAGCTGGCAACTCGCCGCTCGTTGGAAGGGGGGACGGTGAGGGACGGCCCGGTGTCAGCGGTGATTTAGCCACCGTGGTCTGCAACGGGTTTTGCATGTTGTAGGTTACGCTGTAGCCGTCGGTCGTTAGGTAAGTGACGATGGTTTGCCCGGCGCTGTTCACGCGGGTATTGATACTTCTTTCGATAGGTTGCCCGTACTTAGCGAGCTCCGCCGCCGACTTCGCTTTCACGGCAAGAATGTTCTTCTGCTCCTCGACGCCGAGGGTGGCTAGGTCGATGCCATACTTCAGCATCATCTCCTGCCGCGCCGCACGGGCTTTGGCGCTCTCGGCGCTTTGTTTAGCGAGCGCCTCGTTGGCGTAGCCGAGGCTCTCGCCGAAGCTCCCCGTCTTGGTGGGACGCCCCAAGCCCGAGGCGAAGGCGAGGAACTCGTCCGCCCGGTTGGGACGCTCGTTGCGCAGGCGCTCGATCTGCTGCTGCAGCAGCAGCTTCATCTGCCCGTAGTCAACCACGCCTTCCGGCGTGGTGCTCGGAGAGGTGGGCTTAACACTCAGCGGGGCAGCGGGGAGGGTGTCCTCTTCCTCGTTGCCACCAAAGAGGCTGGTCAGTGCGCCTGTGATCTTGTTGCCAATAGCCATGTGCGTATCTCTTACCCAAACAACTTGGCAAGGGCGGCGAGAACTTGCGCCGTCGTACCACCCGCAGAAGGCGCGAAGTCGGTAGTAGGCTGCGTACCCTCCGAGATTTTAGCTGTCGGCACCGCAGGCTGGACGCCCGCCAGCGCGCCCTGAAGCGCGTTGTTCTGCATTTGCGGGTACGCCTGCTGCCGCAGGAAGTCCTGATATTGCAGGTCGAGGTTCTTCTGGGCTTGGTTCTGCTGTTGCGCGCCCGCCGCCTGAAGAGCGCCTGCGCCAGTGATGCCCATCGACTGCGCCAGCCCCGCAAGGTTCGCCTGCTGAGCGCCTTGGACCAGTTGCTGCTGTCCCGCCGTGCTGTAGCCGGAGGCGATGTTCTGGCCAAGGGTGCCGAGGCGCGTCAGGTCGTTTTCCGCCGCGCCCAGAGAGCTGTTGTAGCCGCCCGCCAGCAGTTCGGCCTGCTTGGCCTGCGTGCTCTCGGCCACGTCGCGCAATGACCGGCCAATGGCCTCCGCCTGCCGCGATCCGCCGTAGCCGCCCGCCCTGACGAACTGGTCGCTGATCTGCGGCAGGAGTTGCTCGCGCAGGGTCCGCGCGCCCAACTCACCGACGCGGTTCACGACCTGCTCGGTGTAGGGGTTCATGTACTGACCGACCTGCGAGGCAGAGGTCTGCGCCGACGCGCCCATGTAGGGCTGCGCGGCGTAGAGGCCGAGATAGGGGTCGGTGGCCTGCGTGGTCTGCATCGCCTGCTGGAGGCCCGGCTGGTAACTCGTGGCCGCTTGGCCCGCCTGCTGGAAGGCTTGCTGCTGCTGCGGTGCGAAGCTGGCGATACGCGGCTGGTTGTACTGCGTGTAGGGCTGATTGGAGATCGCCTGCTGATTGGACAGAATGTCCATCGCATAGTTGGTGTACCAATCCGGCAGGACGGTTTCTGACGTCGAGTAGACGTTCTGCGTGCTCGGCGTGGGGCTGCTAAAAAAATCGGCCATTAAGTACGTCCTCCAGACAAGTAGGCTTCTGGTGATTTAGCGTTAACGCTGAACTTGCCCCGCGCCAAGTCGCGGCCCTTGTGCTTGCGCACACTAACACGGAACTTATCAAGTTTCGCGGCCCCAGCCTTGCTTGAGCCGTCACCCAGCAGCGCCACTGTCTCCGCGTCCATGACGTACTCGCCGTCGCTTAGGACGGCGGGGATGCTGTCGCTGCGGCCTGTGCCTCTGCCCTGAACCGCAAACTCGCGCCTAGGGGAGGAGCCGGTGGCGTAGCCGTGGACTGCGCCACCGGCCTTGGCCCCCATCTTGCGGCCCTCTTTAACGCCGTACCTAAGATAGTGGCCGAGGGCAAAGTCTCTGGCCGTTATGGTGCCGTCGCCGTCGGCGTCGCCGTAGCCGTTAGGGTCTTTTGCCGCAGCGGCAGCCACGTCGGGATACAGGGCTAGGTAGGCGGAGAGGGAGGGCGTGCTGGGAACGCCAGCAGTCGTGGGAGTGGCCGTGGTCGTAGGGGTGGCCGTGGTTGTGGGGAGGGTTGCGGTTGTGGGGGTGGTCCCGCCAGAGGGCGTTACGCTGAAGTTGTTGCCCGGACGCGAGTTGGGGAGCGTGGGTGTTGATCCCAAGACGCTGAACAGGCCACGGGGTGCGCCGAGTTGAGCCCTGAAAATAGGCGACAGGTTGGCGCGTTGTTGCTGGAGGGAGCTAGTCCCACCCGCGCCGCCGGAGCCACCGCCGCCACCGCCACCAACCAGACTGGACACCGCGCCCGCCGCCACCAGTCCAAGTTGCGCGGCGAGGAGGGGGTTAGCCGCAATCCAAGCCGGGAGCGTGCCCCCAGTAATGGCGGCGAGCAAGCCTTGAGGCGGTCCAACGACGTTTGTCGGCGTGAGGCCCGTGACGTTTCCGGGGGGCGGGTTGGCCGCGACGTTGGTGGTAGAAACGGGGTTTACACTCTGTAAAGCCTCCGTCCCAGTAACCCCGCGTACTGCGGCAAAAGCCATCGCCGCAGGGATACCCAAGGCAACTAATTGGTCGACATTAAGGCCGCGCGCCGCGCCCTCGGTTGCCGTTCGTTCAAGTGCAAGTTCTTGTAGCCGTACCTCGCCGGGCTTTAATGGCGGCTCCGTAGTGGGCGGTTTGTCCGAGGGGAGTATTGCGCTCGCCGCTGCGTTGAAAGCCACTTTTGCGATATCTTCGCCATATTTCAGGACGAGATCGGCAAACGATACTTTGTTGGCCGCGTCCTTCGTCGCCGTTACAATTAGTTCTTCCGAAACAAGGTTGGGACCCGTACCGCCTGCAAGGCTGGGGGTGCCGCTGCTGCCCGAAAAGGTGTCGGCCCCCGGCGGCGGCGATGTCTCCACACCCTCAGTCGGGGGGCGACCGGCTTTTATGTTTTGCGCAATTTGATTGACGGCAGTGTTGATAACCGCTTGCGACGCACCTTGTGCGATAAGTTGGCCCACGATGCTCTTGGCGGCGGCGGTAACCACTATTTCTGAAACGCTACCAGCAGCAACGTCGACAGCGGCCTTCACGCCGGTGTTCACGGCGGTGTTTACGACAGCGTCAGTGGCGACATTAGTAAGAGTGTTTGTTACGGCAGGTCCGGCGACATTCGCAATTGCCTGAGTCACGAACGGGGCGAGTTTATCCGCGCCGAAGGATGTGGCCCCGGCCAGCCCGGCACGCAGCGCCGTCGCTTCGAGACTGCGGCCCTGAGCGACGCTGGAGACAGCCGATCCGGCAGCGGCACCTAACGGACCACCTATCATGGCCCCGAGGATCGGCAGCACGATGTCGGCTAATTTGGGAAAGGCGTAAGTGAATATTCCACCGATTAAGTTGGGCTTCTTTGGGTCGTACCGCTCGTATGCCTGTATCTTCCAGTCGCCGTTATTCGTCTGGTCCGCTTCGATGGCCCACGCGGCCTTGCGGCCTTTGTCCGCCGACACGGCGTTGGCAAGGGCCACGGCCTGCTTGGCACCCTCCGGCCCGGTGCCTTCAAACACCACGCTGTTGTTGTTAGCCCGGTCGATCATGCGGATTTTCTGGCCGGGGGCGACCATGACCGTGCCCGCAAAGTCGCCGTCGTTGGTGTAGGTGACGTAGTGATCTGTGCCCGCCGGGACCATCTGCCCGGTGGCGTTGTTCTTGTACGACGCACCAGCGGCCACGAGCTGCGGCTCGCCTGTGGACAACTTGCTGTAATCAAACGCCGCTGCCGGTGTCGCCGTGATCGTCGGCACTTCCGGGGTCGTCAGGCCCTGCGGATTGAGGGTGACGCCGGGACCGAGGGGCACGGCCCCCGTTGCGCCAGCCACAGTCAGGTTTGTCGGCGCTGCCGTGCCCGTCGGCGCTGCCGTGCCTGTCGGCGCTGCAGTGCCCGTCGCATTAGCCACGGTTAGGTCTGTTGGCGCTGCCGTGCCCGTCGCGCCAGCCACGGCAAAGGTGGGTAGGTTTTCACCCATGCCCCGCTCGTCGACCATGCCCGTCTTGTTGACGTTGAAGAGGTCGGCAGGCGAAGCCGTAGACGTGCGTGGCGGTCCCCTCGGTATAAAGTCATCTACGGCCATGACATTGGGATCAAAAGACGGGGGATTAGACGGAACAGAAAAATTCGGTAATCCGGCGGTTGCGCCAAACGGCGAGCCCTGCTGAACAGCGAAGTCTGGCGTGTCTGGAAAACCGACGTAGATCGGCTGCGGCGGCGTCGGCGGCTTTGCGGGGATCAGCGTCAAGTTGGAAATGGCAGGCGCGACGGTCTCGGCCTGTTGAACAGCGAAGTTCGGAGCGGCAGTTGCCGCAGTGGCCGGAGCGGAAGGCTGGACAGCAAAGTTGTAGCCCTGCGCCGCAAGTTGCGCCGCGATCCGCTGGTCGAAGTCGGCGGGGAGTTGGATGTCCCCTACTGAAAAGCCGTCCATGTTAGCCTGCCTCTAGCATCGGGTACGCCCGCTGTGCCCACTCGCGCCAATCAGAGAACTGGTATGGATCGGGTACAAGCTGTTGCGTAAAGTTCGTCGTGCGAACGAAACTCATGGCCCAGTCTTGCCAACGCTCTTCGTCCATCAGTTTCCCGAAGGACCGAGCATCACCGATAGCTAATATAACGCTATCTGCCCAATCGCGTAAGGTCATATTGACTGGGTTGATCATCCGAGGGTCGTCCCGTCGCCGGGCTGGACGTGCGCAAAAATGTGGCCCATCTCGTAGTTGCCCCCGACGACATTGCTCTCGAACCGGAAGCGCAACTGCCTGCGCTGCGTTTTGAAATAGAGCACCTGTTCTGTGGCCGTTGACGCGGTGTCCGCAAAGGTCACCGCGTCCCCGCTTACCGTGTCGGCGCGGGCGTTCGCGTTCCCTTGGATTTGCAGGGTCATGTCGCCGGTCTGCACAAAATCCGGCTCGACCATCACCACCTGCAGAGACCGGTTTGTGCCGTCCAAGAGCGGCAGCGCGATGTCGCCCGTCTCAAAATACGACTGGATAGGCTGCACGGCTTGGCCGTCTACCTCGTCCATACCGATCTCGTGGACCCACAGCTTGTACCGGGAGACGTTGCTGTCCTCCGTCACGCGAAGGTTGCCCTCCTCGGTGATCCGCGCGTCATCCGCCTCCGTTATGCGGTAGGAGGTGGCGGTTATGGACGGCACCGAGCCCGTCATCAGGGGGCGGCGGAACACCGTAGGGAACTGGGCCGCAGAGCGGCCCCCGTTGGCCAGTGCGGTGTCGTACCACGAGTTTTCGCGCACGTTGTATATCACGGCGTGATCAGGCTCGGTCGCAGACCCCTTCGGGAAGCACCACCAGATTTCCCCGTACTTGGGAACCTTTAGGACAAACACCTTTTGGCGGCAGGAGTAGTTAAGATTGTCAAAGAAGAAGTTTAAATTGAACAGGTTAGGCACTTCGCGAACGACGCCGTTGAACATCAGGAAGCGGTCCACGCCGCACCAATAGAACACGCCGTCGTACTCAATGACCGTGTTCGCGCCGAGGATGGAGGTTTGAGCCGATATGGTGTCGAACTGGAACACTTCTGCGCCGCCGACAAAGGTGGCGCGGATCAGCGCATCCGCCGTCCAGAACAGCGCGGAGGGGGAGTTCCCCGCGCCGCCGCGCACCGCATAGCCCCGCACGACTTTCTGCGAGGCGGCGTTTACAGAGCCCGAGCCCGCGCCAACAAAGTCCGTAGGGTCGCCCGCCACGGAGAACGCGATGTACCCGTTGTCTCCGTAGAAGAAGGTGTATGGCTGGACGGCTACAATGCCGCCAGTGGCACTGCCGCCGGTCGGCAGCGCTATGGGCACCAGCGGCGTCGTGGCGAACAAGTCCCCGTAGTACAGCTCCCCGCCGGTGCTGTTGCAGATGCAGTCCAGATTGGGCGCGACCTGCGCAATAAGGAGGGGCGATGGGATGCCGCCGGACAGCAGGGTGGCCACGTCGAACTGCCACATGTTGCCGTCGTCAACAGTGAGCCCGGCAGGCGTGCGGTCGACGATGATGCTCGTGTTGTTCGTGTTGTCTATGTAGAAGCGCTCGACCAAGCTGGATGACCCGGCGTGGACGTAGGTCAGGTTGTCCTGCGTGTACGCATTAAGCTCGCGCACGAGGCCCTGAAGATACTTGTTAATGGAGCGATAGCCGCCGATCTTGCGCGGCAAGCCCCGTTGCCAGCGGACCCACTGCCCATCGGTATAGCCCGTCCCCTCGAGGCGCGTACCGTCGCGCTTGATACCCGGTTCCGACTTTATCTGGATAAGTTTGGAGGCCATTACACGAAGGGGGTGACAGAGGCGAGGACGGTGAACGTGGAGGCTGCGGTTTTAATGACGGTGTAGGTGTAGACGTCGATACCGGAGGCATTGCCCGCCGTAGGCACCGCGCTCTGCCACTTTATCGTGACACCGACCGTTGTGCCGTCCACCTGCACGGCGCTGTTGTAGTACGCGGTAGCCCCTTGGGTAACGAGGAAGGCCGCCGTGATACTCTCACCCGTCGCCATCGCCGTGTTCAGCGTCGTGCCGGAGGAGGCGCGCAGGTTCGTCGTCCAGTTAGCCGAGGCGTTGGTCGTGTAGTAGAGGACGCTCTGGGTTGTGATGTCGTAGTTGATGGTGCCCGTCGCCGCTATGGCACTGATCGTGGCCGTCTCTAGGGCGTTGACGAATTTAGCCGCCAAGACGCTGGTCGAGCCGGTAAACGTCTGCTTGCCCGTCCACGGGCTGGCCGCAGTGTAGTCCAGCGCGATGGTGCCGGAGGTGGTGATCGCGCCGCCCGTCAGGCCGGTGCCCGCCGTGATGCTCGTAACCGTACCGCCAGACCCCGGAGCCGCAATGGTAATAGAACCAGCGCCGGGCGTGATTGTTATGCCGCTGCCTGCCGTCAGAGACGTTTTGGTGAGCGTGTTGCCGGTGGTGTTGCCGATTAACAGTTGGCCGTTCGTGAAGGAGGACTGACCACTGCCGCCCTGCGCCACAGACAACGCCGTCGTCAGACCCGTCAAAGAGGTGATGTCACTATTGGCACCGTCAGCAGCACCGCCGATGGCAGTACGCGCCGCCGCCGCACTCGCCGCCGTGAAGACCGCGATGCCTACGGATGTGCCGCCGAGGTTTACACGTGCCCCTGACGCGGTCGTAGACCCAGTGCCGCCATCAGAGATGGAGATGGGCACGGCGATGGAGGCGGTGTCGGCCTTGAGGACGCTCGTCCCGTCGCAGTAGTAGATGCCGCGCGACCCCCGCGTGACGGTGAGCGGCGCGGCCTGCGTAGAGGTCGCGACGCTCAGCGTGAAGGAGCCGCCGGTCGTGTCGTTTGCAACCCAGTACTGCTGCGTTGTCGCAGGCACGTAGACGATCATGTTGGCGGTGAGGACGCCGACAAACTGGTACGCGATGCGGTTGAGTTCTGCGCCGCTGAGCGTGTACGGCGACGTTTGGCTGGTTATGCTGATCGACGTGTAGTCGAAGGCAAATACCGGGTCTTGTCCCAGTCCGATTGTCCAGAATGAGACGCCGTCGGTGACCACGGTGGCACTGTCGGCGGGGCGCAGGACGAGGGTGGCCGCGCCGTTGATCAGGTCGCTGCCTGCGGCGGTGAGGGTCAGGTTTCCCGTGCCGTCGTTGCGCAGGGAGACGAACCAGTTATTGCCCGCCGTCGACGCGGCAGGCAGCGTGACCGCACCCAAGCCCCCGTCCCACACATACGCGCCCGCCCGGTCTGCCGCGCCAAACGTGTAGCTGGTGTTGAACACCGTGACCGGTTCCGACTGCGCCAACGTAGCGCCCTGCGCTACGAGACCGTATCCGGCCAGCGCGGCGGCTTGCGCGCTTGTCGTAGCGGCTCCGAATTGGAACGCGCGCCACGTTCCCGTCGTGGTGGTGTTATCTGTCAGATACAGCTCCCACTGCGTGCCGCTGGGGATGCTGATGAGCGTGGTGCCGGTGTAGCTCTTCACCGTGAAGGTGGTGGCCGCGACGTTATTAAACAGGATGGTCTGGCCGACGCCCGTCTGCGTGGCGTTCGGCATGCTGATAGAAAACGCGCCGTTGGAGGTAACATCGAGGATGCGGGCGACGACATTGTTGCCCGTGCTGGCCTCAAGGGGCCACTCCAGCGTGATGTTGGCGGTCAGCGTAAGCGCGAGATACGAGACGTCGGACGGGTAGATGGTGTTTCCGCCAAAAACCTGAGTGTAGGAATTAGGCATCTATGCCTCCTTACGAACGGCGGAGCGGTCAAGAATTTTGGCGAGGTCTTCGCCGTTCAGCATAGCTGCCGCGCGGTCATACATCTGCTGCCACACCGGGATGCGCTCGTCGTTCTTGAGAAATGGGGTGGCCTCCAGCAGCGTGGCGTACAGCAGTATCTGCGGCGCGTACTCGGTGAGCCAGTTCGTCTGGTTCTCCTCGTCCAGTAGGACGGGCAGCTCGTAGAACAGCACTTCGAAGGGGTAGGCGTCGTCCGGCGTCGGCACGACCAACCAGTTTCCGTAGTTGTAGTCCCCGTAGAACACCGGCTGCTCTTCTTGCGTAGCGTCCGGCCAGTACGTGCGCATGTACTCGTAGTCGCGGATGAACAGGAAGGTGCGAGTGTCGTTGGTGGCACCCGTACCGATGTTGAAACTGACGGTATCGCGCCAGCGATCCGGCTTCGGGTAGACCGACTGCCCCGCCGCCATGGTGCCGGTGACGACGTTGATAAAGCCTTGGATTTTAAGCTCGCGCGCGATGCGGCGCTCGGCCAAATTAATGAGGCGCGGGAGCTGCTCAAAGAACACGGGGTCTGCCGCAAAGCTATCGCCGCGCTCCAAGTAGCGCTGCACGTCGTCTTTCAGCGTTGTAAAAGTCGTAGTGGTGGCCATACAGCACCTTTTAGAGGGCTATTTGGACGCCGCAGCTCTGGTCTAAGCCTCGACCGTCAAACGCGATTTTGTAGCGCAATTAACGCAGGGTGTCACCTGCTAGGGCCGTCAACGCGCACTCAACGAAACTGGGCGGTTTTCTTAACGACGAAGGAGGGCTGGCGAACGAACTGTTCTCCGCGAGCGGTGCCCTCCCGCTTGCCCTCGTCTGTGCGGGACGATTTTTCGTTCTCGGCCATAGCGCGTTGTTACCTCATACCGCTGCGCAGGGTCGCACCCAGAAGCGCCGTGACAGCCAGTTGCACTGCCTGCATGGCAGTAGCGTCACCCGTAGTATAACTTGCGCCTGCGCCGAGGATCGACATAGCCGCCACAACGTAGGTCTTCTTACCGCGTAAAATACCAAACATAGTCGTCTCCTTATTGGGGAATAGGACCACCCACCGGATAGGTTACGCCGACAGGGGCTTGGGTTACAACTTTTGTACCGGCAGGCACTGGGCCTCCGGCGACGTTCTCATGCACGGGGCCATAGCACTTGGCGAGGCGGACACCGTTTACACGCTTCGGCTCAAGGGTGCAGGCGAAGCTGAACATGTTGCTTAGGCCGTTGCCGGGGCTGGTGACAAACGTGCGGATGACGGCCTTGTCATTGCGTGACCAGTTAGGGGCCTGCGGAAACTTATCCCGGTACTGGTAGAGGCTCCAGACTTGATTGGGGCCGGGTTGATCGCAGGAGCCCTTCATGTTGCCACCGGCCACATCGGCAATGGCTGGGCCACGCAGGACAGGACAGACCGCAACCGCTTCAGCGTACCTAGCCGTGCCGCCGCTTTGGACGTTCACGGTGATCATCTTGCCTGTCAGCGTAGCCGGTGAGGCGGCGCAGAGTGCGAAGTCCTGATGGCAGATTTGGTAGCTGCTGGCGTGAGCCGGGGCCGGAGCCGACACGGAAACCGCGAGAGCGGCAAGGATGGAGATACGGTTCATGGTGTTTTACCCGCCTGTAGTTCTGCCAGCGTCAAGCCGCCCGTCCATTGGAAGTGTGGGTACTCCCTCATAGTGCGCCAGTTGCCCGCCCATTCAAGCCCCTGCGCCACGCCTAGAGCGCCCACCTTCTGCCAGAGTGTAGCATCTTCGCCCGTCGTACCCCAAACGGGCTTACCGTTGCGAAGTGGCACGACATCGTAAGCGAGACGGTAGTTGTGCATCGACTTACCCGGCCTAGCCTTGGTGACGACCTTGCCGGGGGTCGTGCGGCCTTGGGCGTACAGCACAGCCTGCTCTTCGGGACTGCGGTAGGTCGAGGTGATGATCAAAGAAATGCCCGCCTCCTCACACGCCGCCATATGCGCACGGCACTTGGCCTGTAGGGTCGAATGCAGGTCTTCAATCTTCCGGCTCATGACTGCGCCACCTGCCACGCTATAGCCCCCAGCGCGACGATGATGGACCCAGCCGCAGCCAGCAGAATACTCTCCAACCGTCTGAGGCGAGCGTTAATGCTGGCGTAGCGTTCGGCACACACCGCCTCGTGCGTGGATAGCTTACTGCCGACTTCGTTTGCTGTGGTCATGGGGTCACTTAGGTTGTAATGGCTACCATAAAAGCTGTACCCGCTACCGCCGCAGACCACGTTGTCAGTGCGCCAACTTGCATGGGTGAGGAGTAGCTGGTCGTGTTGCCGAGGCCGAGTGCGCCAGCGTAGTTGTTTCCCCACGCCCAAAGCGTGCCATCCGTCTTGATGGCTACCGTACTTTGAAAACCCCCCGACACCTTAGACCACGTTGTCAAAGCGCCGACCTGTTTGGGTGAGGAGTAGTCAGTTATGTTACCAAGACCAAGTTGGCCGCGATAATTGTATCCCCACGACCATAACGTACCATCTGTTTTAATAGCTAATCCAAATATACGCCCCGCCGTCACCTTAGACCACGTCGTCAGTGCGCCGATCTGCTTGGGGGAAGAATAATCGGTCGTGTTTCCAAGGCCAAGCTGTCCGCGTTGGTTTGATCCCCATGACCACATGGTGCCGTCCGTCTTAATGGCTGACGAAGCCTGTCTATATCCATCCCCTAAGGTAGACCACGTTGTCAGTGCGCCGACTTGCTTGGGTGAGGAGTAATAGGTCGTGTTGCTAAGGCCAAGCTGACCAGCTTGATTTCGCCCCCACGACCACAGCGTGCCGTTTGTTTTGAGGGCAACCGCGTGGGTGCTTCCCCCTGCCACCTTAGACCATGTTGTCAGTGCACCGATTTGTTTGGGTGAGGAGTAAGAGGTTACATTGCCAAGGCCAAGTTGGCCAAAGTTGCTCCCTCCCCACGACCAGAGGGTGCCGTCCGTTTTGATAGCGAATGTACAGTACCGTGACGCCGTTACCGTAGCCCACGTTGTCAATGCGCCGACTTGCTTGGGCGAGGAGTAAGAGGTTACATTGCCAAGGCCAAGCTGACCAGCGGCGTTGTTTCCCCACGCCCAGAGCGTGCCGTCTGTCTTGATAGCAAACGCATTAGGCGCTCCACCCGCTCCCGTTGGCAATTTAGACCACGTTACCAGAGTGCCCACTTGCTTAGGTGATGAGTAGTTGGTTACGTTGCCGAGGCCAAGTCTGCCAGCGTTGCCATATCCCCACGACCACAACGCAGGCCCGCCAGCCGCCGCACCAAACAGCCCAAAGCCTCTGGCAGACGCTGCGCCTCTGGTGAAAATCGTGGGCATCTTACGGCACCGCGTCTAGGTTGCGGTGGGCCGCTACAGCTTGGGTGGCGGTGATCATGGAGCAGCCCTTACGTGTAGATGCCTAGCGAAAAGAAGTCGCCCCCCGACGCCACAGACCACGTGGTCAGCGCGCCGACCTGCTTTGGCGAACTATAACTGGTCAGGTTACCGAGGCCAAGCTGGCCTTGAGTGTTCTTTCCCCACGACCACAACGTGCCATCGGTCTTGATAGCTAACCCAAATTTGTATCCGCTTCCCACTATCTTAGACCACGTCGTCAGTGCGCCAATCTGCTTGGGTGAGGAGTAGTCGGTCGTGTTGCCGAGGCCAAGCCTGCCGTAGCTGCCCTGCCCCCACGCCCACATTGTGCCGTCTGTCTTGATGGCAAACGAGGCGTAAGCGTTTCCTCCAGACACCTTAGACCACGCTGTCAGTGCGCCAACTTGCACGGGCGAGGAGTATTGCGTGGTGTTGCCGAGGCCGCACGAGCCCGAGAAGTTTGCTCCCCACGACCAGAGAGTGCCATTCGTCTTGACGGCTAGTGCGTGGAAATTTCCGCCCGACACCGTAGACCACGTCGTCAGTGCGCCAATTTGTTTGGGTGATGAATAAGTAGTCGTGTTGCCGAGGCCGAGTTTGCCGTAAGCGCCCTGCCCCCACGACCACAGTGTGCCGTCCGTCTTGACGGCTAACACAGCACCACCCGTGTCTTCCACTGTAGCCCAATTTGTCAGTGCGCCAACTTGCTTGGGTGATGAGTAGGAGGTCGTATTGCCGAGACCAAGTTTTCCGTAGGCATTGCTTCCCCACGACCACAGCGTGCCATCGGTTTTGATAGCTACTCCAAAATTTGACCCCGCCGTCACCTTAGACCACGCGGTCAGTGCGCCAACCTGCACGGGCGACGAACGGTTGGTGACATCGCCAAGACCAAGTTGACCAAAAGCGTTGTACCCCCACGACCAGAGCGTGCCGTCGGTCTTAATGGCAAGTCCAGAAGATGAGCCTGCCGACACCGTAGCCCACGTCGTCAGTGCGCCAACATGCTTGGGCGACGAGTATTGAGTTGTATTGCCGATGCCGAGTTGACCACCGCCGTTGTTTCCCCACGTCCACAGACCGGGTCCGGGGACGGGAGGTGGTCCAGCAGCAGCGGCACGGAACAGCCCAAAGCCTCTGGCCGACGCTACGCCCCGTCTGCTGAGCGCGGGCATCTTACGGGACTGCGTCTAGGTCGTCGTGCGTCTCTGCGGCTTCGATGGCGGCGACGCGGGTAAGATAGAGTGCCTGTGCCGCAACCGGATCGAAGTCCGCCTCGTTGGTGCCGGGTTCGCCCTTCTTGGACAAGAACTCGGCGTGAGACAGCATACTGGCTTTGCGGTCCTCAACCGAGACGGCCTCGACCGGCCAGACGATCTCGACGGGCGTTTTCGTCAGGTCGAAATAGTGCTGGCCGTAGACCTCGCGATATTGCGTAACGGCAGGGCGAACCTCAATGGCGTCGCGCCAGCCGTCTTCACCGGTAGGGGGCGGCGTGTCCCAGCACTGAACGACGACATCGTTAGAAACCTTAACCCACATTGGCATGGGAAACTTCCTCTTGCTTCAAATCACGACGCATAGCTTCGAACGGGGCAATCCAGTCAGCGAAGACCTCCTGCCTATATAGCCGCATTGTATCATAAAATGCAGTCTTGTCTCCCGGCCTTGCGTACAGGTAGTACGGCATGATCGGCTGGGCGACCCACGTCTCAATACCCATTGCGGCAGCCAAGTGCGACACCGACGTGCAAGAGGTGATCACCAGATCACAGGAGGCAACGGCTTCTTGTGTCTTAAGCCAGTCGTCAAGCGGCACTTGACGCACCCAGTCGGGGCAGACCTCCATGTCATTGTCGCGCTGGAGGCATATGAAATCAGCGTCCACGCCCTTCACGGCCTCGAACATAAGCTCCGGCGGAAACACGCGGTGCTGCTCATGCTCGAACCTAGGATTACCGGACCAGCGCAGGCCGATCTTTTTGCGCGGACCACGCTCGACAAAGGGCTTGGGGATGTACGCGCTGCCGCACACGTTCCTGTACTCGTAGCCCAGCGGCACGAGCGCGCTCATCCCCGGTGTCCAGAAGTCATGGTAGACCCCCAGAACCGAGTCATGGGTCACGATGGCCGACAAGCCCTTGACCTGATTGAGCATAAACACCAGCGCATCCGAGCAGGCGACGACGACCTTGCAGCCCCGCGCCGCGATGTTCTTGGCGTAGCGAACTTGGTGGATTTGGTCGCCTAGACCGCCTTCGAGGTACAGCAGCACGGTGCCCTGAGACTTGCCATCCCACAGCGGTTGCGGCGTGCCGGGGTTACGATTACCAAATACGCCTTCTTTGCGTCCCCGATCCAGCAGTGCGAAGCCCTGTTGCAGCTTGCCCTGCCGCAGCAAGTACCAGCCTCGGTTATAGGCGGCACGGTCGTTCTCAGGCTCTTCCGCCGCAAGCTGCTCCGAGAGCTGCCACGCTTCGGCGAAGTTGCCCACCCGAGACGCTGCCAGTTGTAGGTCGAGGGTGTGTATCTCTGGCTGACCGGGATCGGCACGCCAGAACGCAGGCTGTGCAAACTGGGCATAACGCTTACCCAGCACGTCGCGGGCGCTCTGGTTATGTTGCCGTTCGAGCTTGGGCTGCACGTCATGTAGACCCGGTGCGTTCCACAATGCCGCGTCGTCTTCCGCCACCGTGCTGCCGTCGATGTTCTCGAAATCGTAGGCAAAGGGCGGCAGGTCTAGAAAGGCGTGAACACGATCAAGCTGCGCCTGCGGGTCGGCCAGAAGGTCTTCGTACTCCACGAACAGGAACGCCTCTGGGTACGCCGTATAGCCGTTTTGCAGGCTGACATACGAGCCTTGCAGGTGCTGAATGAAGCTGCTGTCCACTAGGAACGAGTTCAGGTCTTCCGGCTTGGCAATGCGTGCAAACGAGGCGGCGCAATCCGGCACGTCTCGCACCGTGGCGATGATCTTCATGGGACGGCCCAGCACTAGGGGCATAGACTGCATGATGTCCGGTCGCGGCCATTCCCGGCTCTTGTCGATGGCGACTGCCGGAGCGTCTTTGTACTCGGCATTGATGACGCCGCGCATGACCTCAATCAGCCGGGTGCGCTCTGGGTCACGGATGCTGAGGGTGTGTGCCTTCGCCCAGAGGTTGGCTAAGACATCGAGGATATTGACTAACTCGCTGGTGGAACTGACCTTTGCCGCCGGGTTCTGGTTGAGAATGGCGGCAAGTAGGGTGGACCCCGAGCGGGGCAATCCAGCGAGAAAGTGCAGTTCCATGCGGCTCAAGCAAACTTTGTCTGCGACGTGAAGACCGTGTACGTCCGATCTGCCGTCTTGGTTACCGTGTAGGTGTAAACGTCGATGCTGCTGGCATTACCTGCGGCGTAGGCCGTCCCACCTTGGTATTTTGGCGTAACCGTCACACCGTCAATTTGCAACACGTTGTTGTAGTAGGCCGTCGCGCCCTGCGTCACCATGTTGGCAACCGTCACGCTCTGGCCGATAGCCAAGTACGCATTGAGCGGCATCGCCTTGGAATAGACGATGTTCAGGGTCCAGTTGGCCGTGGCACTGGCCGTCGAGTACACCACCGACTGGTTGTTAATTTCGTAGATGATGGTCCCGGTCGCCGCCACAGTGGTCACCGTAGTCGGCTCAACGGCATTTCTTAGCGTAGCCCCAACAAGGCTGGGGCTGGCAATCGTGTGATAATCAAAAGCCGCCGTCGCCGTTGTCATTAGTAAGCCCCGCCGTAGGCCGTCACTTGCAGCGCCGTACCAGCCGCCGTGGTCGTAACCGTTGTGCTGGCATACAGAGCAAACGCAGCAGGCAGGTTCAGCGGCTGCGGGAAGGTGAAGGTCGTGTTGAACGCCGCAGCGGTCGTGCTGGGCGTCGTGGCAAGAACCGGGATTTCAGCAATCAGAAACGCCGTCGTGCCGTCCCACATCCAGATGTCAACAAGCTGGGCAGCGTTGGCGGTCGAGATGCCAGTGCCGCAGTTGTTGACTTGGATACTGTCAATCCGCAGTCCGTTGGTCGAGACGGGCACGAAGGCCGTGATGTTAGCCCCCGCCAAACTTGCCGTAGCGGTTGGAGCGCGAGTGGTACACGCAGTCTGCGCGGCCAGCGTCAGCGACTTAGCATATGGCGTCTGCGCGAAGATCGGGGTGGATGTAACGGGCATCAGAAGCCTCCAAAGTTGTTAGCTGTGTAGATACTGGCACCAGCAGGTACTGTAGGGATGGCGGCGGGGGTCGTCGAGGCCCACGTTGTTCCGTTGGACGTTAGCACATTTCCCGAGGTGCTGGGGGCCACGACCTGCAGTGCGCTCGTGCCGTTGCCCAACAAGACGTTGTTCGCCGTGAGGGTCGTTGCGCCCGTGCCGCCGTTGGCTACGACAAGCGTCCCCGCCAAGGTCAACGTGCCCGAGGTCGTAATCGGGCTGCCACTGAACGTCATACCCGTCGTGCCACCACTGGCGGCGACGCTGGTTACGCCGCCAGCAGTAGGGGTCGTCGAGGCCCACGTCGTGCCATCCGAGGTGAGGACGTTCCCCGAAGTGCCGGGGGCCACGACCTGAAGTGCGCCTGTGCCGTTGCCCAGCAGGACATTGTTGGCCGCAAGGGTCGTTGCGCCTGTGCCGCCGTTGGCTACGACAAGCGTCCCCGCCAACGTCAAGGTGCCCGAGGTCGTAATGGGACTGCCACTGAACGTCATCCCCGTCGTGCCGCCGCTGGCGGCGACGCTGGTTACTCCGCCAGCGGCGGGCACCGCCCAAGTCGGCGTGCCTGCCCCGTTGGACGTAAGCACTTCCCCGATGGTGCCTACAGCGCTGAACGCCATCGCGCTCCCGGAAGAGTAGACAATGGCCCCAGCGACCGCCGTCAGCGCGCCGTTGGTGCCACCGCTACTCAAGGGGAGCACACCTTGAGTTTGTGTGGCGGATGCTAAGTTAACCGCCGGGTGTACGTGATCGCTGCGGGCAAGCGTCGAGGCCGAGCCGGGAGACGCCGTGGTGTTCCCGGCGGCGGGATTGGTAGCCGAGAAACTCGCCGACAGGGTAATGTCGCTGGATAGCGCGCCGCCGCCCGTTAGTCCGGCACCCGCCGTGACGGTGCGGGTCGTCGGAACATAACCCGCAGCGAGAATGGCATTTAGGGAGACCTTGTACGTGACGCCGCTCAGGACGTAGGGCACGTACCCCAAGTCGCTGGTGCCCATGTACTCGGGAAGCTGCGTAATGCGGGTGGGTACAAGATTTGACGGAACGCTCATGGCAGGAGGTAATCCTCTCCGTCTTCGGTAATCAGGAAATAGTTGTCATCTTCAGTGGGCAGACCCGCCGGGTCGGTCCCAATCGGCGTATCTGGCCGGGGGTAGCGCAGGGCGAGGGTCTCGGGTTGACGGGCCGGTAACCGGTAGGGGTCAAAATCGTCCCGATCAACCGCGCACACGCGAAGGCCCGGCGAGTTGGGATCGGACCACAGATCGTCAAGCGAGAACTTACGGCTGCAGCGCCCGCAGATGCCGATGCCTAGGGTCGCGCGCCCGAGAGTGTTTAGGTAGACGCCCATTACCTTGTATACATACTGATGTTTGGCGACCACATGATCGGGCTGTTGTCGCGCTCTTCCGCCTGCGCCGTCGCCAACGCCTGAGCGGCTTTTCCGTCAAGCAGAGGAATGAGCTGCGGATCGGCCTCCACCAGCTCTAACGCCAGTTTAGCAGCCAGCAGCGCTACGATAGCCTCGTACCAGCGCTGCGGAACCTCGATCTCTTGCGTAAGGGTGCCGACATCCATGATGTAGCGGTGGCACCACAGCGTAAGTTGGTACTCTGTCGCCGCCGCGTTTGGCACGGGCCACAGGTTCATAACCGGCTGCGTCAGGGATCGGTCAAACCAGAACTGCAGGGGCCTGTTGGACTGAAACGCCTTGTTGGGCAGATTGGTGTAGTCGTCCCTGTTTAAACGCGCCAGCGGGATTTCCGTGGGCGTATTGCCTAGATATATCTGGGAAAAGCCGAGCGTGCCGGAGCTGGCACTGACGCGAAAGTATTCTGCCGCGACGCTGCTATCCAGATCGTACCACGTCCACTCTCCGCTCACGGCACTGGGCGTCTCGGTCTGGATGGTCGTGTACGTTATGTTGTCATCAGACCGCTCAAAGATGATCGGAACCGAAGCCGCCGACCACCGGATGCCCACCGTAGAGACGAACACGGCATCCCCGAAAGCCACTGTCCGAGACGTGGAGGTGTCGGTATTTGTGCCGGTGACCTCCTGCAGATAGCGCAGGTTGGAGTTAAGCACGTCCACGATGCGGGCGGGCAGAGCCACCGTGCCCACCCCGTCGTACAGCGGCATAATCAGCTTTTCGATGCACCACAGGGGCACGCCCTGATTGGCCAGATCAGATAGCAGCAGGTAAAGCGCGTCGTTGGCAATGCTGACGTATTCAGCCGTAATTTGTTGAGACGTCAGTTTACAACGTCGAACAGCGTTATCAATCACCCTACGGGTGTTGAAGACGGTCTGCGAAACGGTGTTAGAATAAGCCATTAGACCTGCCCGCTGGGATTAGTCAGCAGCCCACTAGCTGGAGCGGACCTGTCTTTGTCGCATTATAGCTCAGACTAGCGGGACGTGCCACCCTTGCGCATATCCCCGCCGACCACGGGTTTGCGGTTGGGCCGCGAGGCCATGGCAGCGGTGTGCTTCTGCGCGGTGCGAGCGGCGAGGGCCGTCTTGGGCACGGAGACCGCGCCGCCTGTCTTGTAGGGCGGCGGAGCGCCGGGAGCCACGGCGTATCTGAAGAACTGCCTCTCGCCAGCGGGGTCTTCGCCGTAGCTGTAGCCCGGCACGCTGGCGCGGTAAGTCTCGGCCAAATTGCGGGGGTCGACGTTCCCCGTGCTTTGGAAAGCGGGGTTCGACACGGAACCCATTTGCCCACCGGCAACGCTGCTTGTAGGAAGCGTAGTTTTTGATCCGGGGGGTGGCACAGACCTCGTTGCGGGGGGCATAGGTCTCGGTGGGGGAGGCGCGAGCGTCCCCGCCGCAGGCGCTTTATACGCGTCAGGAAGGCCGCCGACCCGCTGCAAGTTAGCAATAACCTCGGGCGCGCTGTTAGCCGCAAAGTTAGCAGCCGGGATGTAAGCGTTACCGCCTTGGTAAATGGACAGGTCGCTAACATTTTTAACAGTGCCCGAGCGCCCAGTGTAAGTGGCGTTGGGGGCGGTGCTGACAAGCACAAGAGCCCCGTCGTCGCGCTGCACGTAACGCTGCCCGGCGGGGGCGACGCCGGGAGGGGTAAAGGAGAGCTTGGCGTTTTGACGGTTGCCGATCTCCCCGGCATCGGGAACATCGTAGCTGGCATCTAGGCCACCTACACGACGCAGGTTGGCAAGCACGTCGGGGGCGGTGTTAGCTACAAAGTTAGCCGCAGGCCTACCCGCCTCACCGCCTTGGTAGACAGACAGGTCGCTGACCTTTTTGACAGTGCCGGAGCGCCCAACGTAAGTGGCGTTGGGGTCGGTGCTGACAAGCAGCAGTTGCCCGTCGTCGCGTTGTATCCAACGCTGCCCGGCGGGAGGGGCGCTCGGAGGCGTGAACGACAGGGTAACGGCACCGCCCTCGGCCTTACGCATTACTTGAAATCGGGCTTTCCCACCCTTCTTCATGGCGGGAGGGGTCATTGGGAGGGCACCCTCATTCATGGCGGGAGGCGCAGCGGCCATAGCGCGGCGGAGGATTGGCGTGAGGGCTGCGGCAGTGCGCTTGCCTTCGGCCACAATAGGTTGACGGTTAGGCCGCGAGGCCATGGCGGTTTGATAGCGCTCCATGGTGCGCATCTCTTGCGCGTTCATGGTTGGCGTCGCCGTGCGCTTGGTAGCGACCGTTTTCTCCGCCATGACTTTGGGGCCTTTGGTACGGCCACCTTTTTTATAGCCGTAATCGCCTTCAGCCATGCGCATGGCAGAGCCGCCCATGTTGTAGCCTTCGCGCTTTTCGGCGGCGGTCATGCCCGCCTTGCCAGAGCGGTCCATTGCAGCGGCGGCTTCATCGCCAAACATGGCGCGGGGCATCGGCTTCTTTGCGGGGACCATCGGCGTGCGCGACGCCACCGGAACGGCCTTCTTGGCCATCGGAGCGGGCTTCTTAACCGCCATGGCGGAGGGCTTGGCAGCGCCAGCCGCCACAAAGTCGCCGTATTCGGGATCAGTCCGGGTGCCCGTCTTGTTGGCAACGGGGCCACCCGCCTGCTTCTTCATCGGGGCCTTGCGCGCCTCCGACGCCGCGATGGCAAAGGCTTGCTTGGGGTTGGTTACTGCGGGGCCTTTCTTCGAGCCGCTGTGCAGCGTGCCTGCTTTGAACTCGCGCATGACCTTGCCGAACTTGGCCGATCCGCCTGTCGCGTAGCCGCCCATGGAGTACTGGGTCTTCGTGGTGTTCTTGAACCCGTCCATGTTACCTGCACTCCCATTTGCGCAAAGAGAGGGCTTTGCGAGTTGGACGGCCCTTTTCGTCCTGCATCATTGACTTATATACGCCGCTTCATCGGGGCGACCTCCCCAAATCGGAACGCACTCTCCGCAAGCGCACTCACCCCGGATATACAATGCCGCTAATTCTAACAGCTCTGGGTCATCTCTGAAATGCCCTAAACCCATATTGCATCGTAGGCAAAGCGCGCCGCGCACACGACCCGTTCGGTGATCGTGATCAACTACTAGCCCGTAAGTGTCACCACAAATTACGCACGCAACGCTTTTTCGAGCGACCTCTACAAGGTGTTCCTGATCAGGTCGCACGCCCGCCAACTTGCGGTATTTTTTACGGTAAGCGCGGCGACACGGGCGACACCAGCTATCAAACCCCGATGTCGTATGTTTGTGCGGAGGGAAATTCTCTGCATCAAGCAGTTTTTCTGTTTTGCACTTACGGCAGCAAAAGGTCAGCACTCCCATTTGCGCCTTGCCTTGTTAAGACGGCTATTGGGATCGCGCGCAGCATCAGGGAACATTGCTGCTTGACCTGCTGATCTAGCACAAAAGCTCTTGCGACGCGCAGCCGAAGTTGGCGACTTCGCCGCCTGCTTGGCCGTCACGGGCGGCTTTATGTTTTGGCCCTGCGCCTTCAATGACGCACGGCCCTTGGCGTTTAAACCGCCTTCGGGGTTCTGGCCTTCCTTGCGCGTCCACGCGCCGCCCTTGGCCATGGCGAGCCCGCCTCGGGCAAAGCCGACGGGCTTTGAGGTTTGCGCGAGTTGGCCTTTCGGCCCCTGCAAGAACGCCGCCAGTGGCGGCGACTTGAACGAGGGCAGACCCTGCAGGGGCGAGGGGGCCGGGCCTTGCGGCGGCATGGTCGGCGAGCGCGGCATGCCCGGCGGGGGCATACCCGGCGGCAATCCGGGCGGGCGCGGCATACCCATTGGAGGGGGCATACCCATTGGGGGTCCGCCCATCGGCGGCATACCCATCGGCGGCATACCCATCGGCGGCATACCCATTGGAGGGGCTCCGCCCATGGGCGGTGCGCCTGCCGGAGGGGCAAACGGAGCGGTCGCCTCAGAGAGCTGCTCGGCGGCGTCTTTAATCCTGCTGGATAGCGAGAAGCCCAACATCAGCCCACCCGGAACCACTTGTTCTGCGCCGTCGAGTACAGGTACGCGACAAAGCCGTTGCCCGCCAGCGTGGTCACGGCGTTGGCAATGGTCTGCGTGCCGCTAGGCGTAAGGGTGAGGGTCGTGATGGTCTGCGTGGTGCTGATACGCACTTGATCGCCGTCCAGCGGCGCAACGGGAAGGATGACCGTTCCGGTGGCCAAAACGCCCGCCGGGTTTAGCACCAACACTTGAATGGCTGCGCCGATGGTCAGGCTGAAACCGGTAATGGGGACGTTGTACGTGTAGCCGGACTGGTTGCTGTACGCCTTGATTTGAGGCGCAGTTAGCGACACCGTGGCGGCGGTCTGGACGCTTTCAAAAAGCTCTGCGCCTGTCAGCGCAGTTCCCGGCGTCATCCCCGAGATTTTTACGTCAGCCACTTACGTGTCTCCTAACTTAACGGTCTCAGGCGTAGGTCTTAACCATCTCAAGGGTCACGGTGTAGCTGTCGCCTGCGCTGGCGTCGGCAGTTGAAAACTGAATGATACCCGTGACACCGGCCCCGCCGTTATTCCACAGCCCGCTTATATCGCGATAATCTAAAGTCTGATTGGTGTTTTGCGGTATTGCCATTATCAGCACGTCGGTGGTGGCGTCCCAGTACAGCAGCACCTGCATGCCGTGCGTGGTAACCCAGATTTTTGTAATGGTGACAGCGGAGCACGCCTTGCCACGGCTGTTAGCCGTTAGGCTGGATGGCGTTACTTTGCTGACTTTGGTTTCACCCGTGCCATCAGAAATATTGGTGAACTTCATGATGGCCAAACGCTCGCCATCAAAAAGCGTTTGAGAAGCAACTGCGTCGGCCATGATACTTCCTCTGAAAGTGGGGACGATCCGAAGACCGTCCCCATAACATTAGTCTTGAGAAGTGGTCTGAACGTAGCGGAAAGTTACCCGAACCGAGCCCGCAGTCGGTGTACCGACGGAGGTTACGGTTGCCACGGCAGTACCCGATACGCTTGTCGTACCAATGTTGGCCATAGCCAGCAGTTGGGCCGCTGTTAGTGTGGGAGCAATTCGACCCGCCACCTTGACGTTGACGCCGCTCATGTAGGTCGTCGCGCCCGTAGACGTTCCAACCGAAAGTGTGGCGCTAGTGGCGCTGTTATACGCCGTGAGCACGTCGACCAGAATGTCGGTAATCTGCGAACTAAGCGGCAGATATACGGTGGCGTTCTGAACAAGCGTGGCATCGAACGTAAGCAGCACGGTCTGCGAGAGAATTGCCTGACCGATATTTGGGCCTCCCGTAACCCCGGCGTTCTTGTCGCCGGAGGCTAGTGGGCCGCTCCAAGTGGTTTGTGCCATTTGAGGTTCCCCTTTCAAGAGAGGGTTGGGGGCATAATGCCCCCAACCACGTTAGATACCGGGGGTGCCGTAAAGGCTGCGCCAGTCGGTCCAGCCGAACGCATAACGCTCGGTGGCCTTGTAACGCATGCTGTCCGTCTCAAAATCGCCTTCCATGGACTTTTCAAGCCCACGACGCTTGGCGAGCTTGAGGCCCTCTGGCGCATCAGTCTGTATCCACCAAGCGGTGGTCGAGGTGATACGCGACAGGTTGGCTTGGCCATCTCCGAGCAATCCCATTGAATTTACAGGATTAATATCGTTATTTGCCGTGCCAGCCCGCAGGACGGACTTGAGCAGCACTTCACCTTGGAACACATTTGACGGACCCAGAACCAACTTCTTCGGGGTCAGGCGGATGCGCTTGCCGTTGTTGTCCGCCGCATTGCGGACCTGAATGAGCAGTTGCTCAAGCGAGGTCTGCGAGAGGTTGGCGGCGGTAGCCAGCACGTTGGACTGCGTACCACTGACAACCGGGTGCGTACTGACCACCAGTTGCACGCCGTCGCCGCCCGGATAGGCGGAGTTGAACGCGCGATTGATGACGTTGGCACCAAGGGTTTCCTTGGTCTCAATCAGCGACTGGGCGAGGTGACGCGAATAGGTCTGACCAATCCGAATGTGATCGCCGTCTTCCACCAGCACTTTGGTCAGGGCGAAAGCCAGACCGTAGACGCGGTAGATGTAACGCTGGATGAACAGCACGCCACCTGAGTTGTAGGTGACGGGCATGCCGTCGGGCAGCTCGGGAGCAGCGCCGAAGCCGAACAGCACAGGCTCTTCGTGGTAGTTGCGCGGGATACCCGTGAACTCTTTGAAGACCTGCGACCACTCGTCTGCACGCTGGTCATAGATACCGTTGAACTCTTCGTTCAAGATCGGTTCGACAATGGACCTGAAGTCCGTTGAACGCATAGGAGAAGCCATGGTTCAAACCCTCCCTAGTAACCGGCCACATCGGCGACATTTTGGTGTTCGCTGATCTGGACCTGAACGATTGGGAATGCATCGCCAAAAGCGTTATCTGGACCGGGGGTGAGCCCGATCAGGCGCATACTGGCATTTGCGGCGGTGGTGGAGACACCCAACATCATGGCGCTAAGGCCCGTGGTGGAGTTTCCGGCAGTGATGGTCGTGAAGTCATACTGCGAACCAATATCGGTCACGGCCAAGGTAGCATCTGCTTGGATTTCGTAAACGATAGAGGGGTCCAGCGTGGCGTAGGCCACGATGTCCGTAGCCGACGTAGACGCCGTCCACTTGTTGGACACCCGACGACGACCATCGGTATCGGTGAACTCGACGCCTTGGAAGGTGCCGATAAACCGATTGCCGACAGCGGCAGCCTCAAGCGTGCCGTTGGTGCCGATCTTGACCGGCTGGTTCTGGAAAATGTTCGACGCGTATCCCGTAAGGCAGGTGTAGGCGGTAGGGCGCACCACACCGCTTGGGCTGTAGTCGGGACGCAGGCCGAACGGGGCTGAAGACGCAGACATTGTCTCACCTCGAAAAGCTAAAGGATGCGCGCTAGTCCGTGAAGACGCCACGCGCGGGGTTGGATTGACGCAGTTCCGACAGTCCATCGCCCTCGGTCACATTGCTTCCTGATCGCATCAGTTGCTCACGAATAGCATCTGACTGATCTGCGAGAGATTGCTCCTCGCGGAGGGGTGCATCGTGGTGAGCCTCCTGCATGAACCGCTGATAGAGGCTCATGGGCAGCTTAAACGCGAGCATCTCATTGACGGCAATAAACCCGCTCCATTCACCCGTTTTCAGCGTGGCGTACTGCATGCCCGGAACTTCTTCCGGTTTTACAGGTTCGTAGCCAAGCTGCATCCGACGGTGGATGGGGTCTCGCGTGTTCGTCGTCGTCAACCAACATAAGTGATAGCCGGGTAGATTTGGCAGATCGGGTAGTGCGTCGTTAAACAAGGCTTGTTGGAACATCTGCAGCCTATCGTCATCGCTTATATCCCGGCGTTCCGTGACAGCGCGGTCACTCATCGCACGGGAGCCTCGACCGGCACCCAGTTCCTTTTTAAGACGTTCGTCCATGTCCATAAGCTGCACTCCTTTCAGCGCGGCGGGTTACGGTCGTAGGCTTGATACGCCTTAAGCATTTGAGCCCGGCGAACCGGATCATCCCAAACACCAGCTTCGATCATAGCCTGTTTTCTATCGGGTGTCACGAACACTGCTTTTTTAGTGCTTGGGGGCACATGTTCGCGAGAAGTTCCCATGGGCGGAGCCCGTTTCCGATCTCTTGATGGCGGCGTATCGTCCGTGTTGATGCGGGCCGAGACGCGCCGAGTAAGCTCCTCCCAGTACGCTACTGAGGCGGGGTTGTAACCCTCCGCCACCAGCCGGGTGTCGATGGCGTTAGTGACGGCGCTGTCCTCGTTTGACCCGCGAGGGTCGTACCAAGGGTTGGCCTCCATCCACTGCTGGCCGAGGGACGTGACGCGGGGGTCCACGGGCGCGGGTTGAGTGCGCGCCTGCTCAATCTGCGTCTTGGCAGAATAGAGCTGCGCCTCCCGAGCCATGGCCTCGTCGCGCATCCGCATGGCGACGGCGACGTCGTCACCGTTCCCCGCCTCAACGGCGCGGGCAATGATGGTCTCGGCTTGTTGCACCTCACGCTGGGTGTCAGACAGACGCTGGTCAAGCTGGGCATTGTTGTAGCTAAGGGCGTTGCCCTCGACCGCCGCAAGACGCCGCGCCATGTCCTCGTTCAGCTGGCGCAGGAACTGCAGTTCCTGCAGCGTCTTCTCTTTGGCCTGCTTTACGACCTGTCGGCGCTTGATCCGCTTTTTGCGGTTTGGGTTGCCGTCGTCTTCGTCCTCTTCATCGCCGGAGACGAGGCGTTCATCCTCGTCATCCGCGTCAGCGCTGTCGTCGACATCAGTATCATCTTCAGCATTGATCTGCTCCGGGGGCGGGATTGTATCCGTTTCTACGATGATGAGTTCGTCGTCGTCCGTCTCAGAAAGTGTGTCTGCTGCCATGACCGGCTCCTTTCAGCCTTATAGGAAGGCTTTGATGGCCAGCGGATCGCCGGTCACCTTGCCCACTAGGTCGAGATCATTGAAAATTACGAAAAGGGCTTCGTCGCCGGTATCCGCCAAGACGGTCCAGCGATCCCCGCCGTATTTCGGTACGCGCACGTAGTCGCCCTCCACGGCCCACGAGCCTTCCGGCCACGAGGTCATGGTGTTGCGGTTCTTAAAGGCTAGCTCCCCGACGGCGACCACCTTGGCGACTTGGGTGTTGTACTTCTCCGTCTCGCGGACGTCGTCCGTGAGCAGGATGCCGCCCTTGGTCACTTTCTTGGGCGTCTTGAGCTGGATCAAAATGCGCGAGCCGAAGGGCATGACCCCCGGATCGCACGAGGGGAACGCCTCGTCCAAACTCTCGTATTTAAAGGTTACGTTGTTAGCAAACTCGTTCATTTGTGCTCCTCAGAAGTCGTATTCTTTCCGCTCCCTGTCAGCCACCATGTTTACGATGACGTCTTTGGCGTGCTCCAGCCCCGCGTACATCCCGACAGTGCGGCCATACTCGAAGGCATCGCGGTCTTGGGGCTGCTGGAGCGCATTTTTTGCAAGAGAGGCCTGCGCCTCCTCCAGCAGCCGCAAGATTTGATCAATCGTCATGCGCAGGCTTTGGAACCACGTTTGCCCAGTGACGACATGTTGCTAGACATCAGCATCTTGCGCGTGGCCTCATACGTAGCGGGCGACGCCATCTGGTGGTGCAGCGGTACGGCTTGCGGGGGCAGTTTGGTCTTTCCGTGCATAATCGTTCTCCTTTAGGGGTTGGTATCCGTAGAGACGTTGGCGTTTTGCAATTCCATGAGCGCCAACTCCTTGGCCGTCTGGTTGTCGGCGTTGTTCATGGCGACGCGGGCCTGAAGATCGGCCAGCGTCCGCATCATCTCCGCCTGCTGCGCAAGACGCGCGGCCTCGGCGTCCGCCTGCACCTTGAGCTGCTCCATCTGCAGCTTGGCCTGCTCCGTCTGCGCCGACGTCGCCTGCGCGACCTGCGCCTGTTGCGCCGAGGTCTGGTACTGCGTCTGCTGCAGTTGCAGCTTGGCCTGCTCTAGCTGGGCCTTGGTCTGACTATCGACCTGCTGCATCTGCAGCTTGGCCTGCTCGGTCTGCATCTGGAGCTGTAGGCGCTGCGCGTCGAGTTGCGCCGCCTGAGACGCCGTCTGCGCGCGGATTTGCGCGTCGGCCTGCCCCGTCTGCGCCTCCAGTTGCAGGCGCTGCGTGGCGAGCTGCGCCTTCTGCTGCTCGACCTGCCCCCGCATCTGGATGTCGGCCATGGCGGCCTGTGCGGCGGGGTCCATCGGAGGCGGCGGCGTCAGTTGCTGCACCATCTCGATGATCTGCTTGATAACCGGCGGCAGCGACGCCAGCGCCGTGTCTGCCATCAGGACGACGTTCAGAGACGCCTCCGCCGAGACCCGATCCAGAGCCTGCTTCTCTTCGTCGGTCTTGGTCTCGCGTAGCTGCTCGTCCAGCCTGCCGTCCGCCGCCTCGTTCGTCGTCTTGTAGACCTCTTCGGCGTACCAGAAGGCGATGTGCTCCTTGAGATGCGTCAACAGAACGGGCAGCGTCGTGGGGGCCAGTAGCTGGCTCATGCCCAAGGCGGGCGACAACATGAACGCCAAGTGCGTCTTCAGGTGCGCGATGTGGTCCTGCTTCGGGAACGCCAACACGGCGCGCCCCATGACCGCCTTGACGTTCTCCTGCACGGCGTCCTCTTCAACCGGCGTCATAGCCGGTTGAAGCAGCGACGTTGGATCAGGAATTTTCAAGGTGGCCAAGATGCGCTCTTCGACCTTTCGCAGGTCGTACAGTTGCGGCAGCAACGACGCCCGTTGCGCCACGGCCTGCACCTGCGCAAAGCGCTGCGCCTCACTGAAGATGTTCGGGTCGGAGACCGGCACGACGTCCATCGGCCCGTCAAAGTCTTTGCGGGACGCAATCTCGGTCCCGATCTCGGCCTCGACGTCCTCGTCGTCCAGATACATGCCGTTCAGGCGGTGCAGGATGCGCAGCATCCGGCCCATGGCGGCGTGCAGTCGGGCGTGGATGGCAGAGAACACCACCATGCCCTGCTCGATCTTGGCCAGTGTCGTGCCGACGGGTACGTTCTGGTTCCCGTCCGACATGCTGTCCATGGTCGTGCGGACGACGCCCTTACCGGCGTCGACCAAGAACCCTAGCAACTGGAACAACACCGCCGACGGCTGATTGAACGGCAGCGGCATGGCGATCTTGCGGATGTCGTCGACATTCAGACCGCCCTCGATCTCCATTACCTGCGTCGGCTGGATATCCAGCGACTGCCCGCCGCGAGAGCCGCCTTTCAGCTTGAGCATGGTCTGCGAGTTAGAGATATGCGCCGCGTCCAGCAACGCCCGCAGTGACCCGGTCGCGGCGGCAGAGATGCCGCCCAACATGTGGATAATGCCGATGGGATACGCGCCGCGCCACGGCACAAACGGGAACTCTACCAGCCACTGTAGCTCTTCGCGGCTCTCGTCGTCCTCGTCCCAGTTCCGATAGATCGCCAGCACCTGCGAGGACGACTTGTCCACCGTGATGATGTACGGCGCGGCCCCGACGTCGTCCTCGACCTCCGCCGTAGCGTAAATCTCGAACACTGTCCGCAGGCCGTCCTCATTGTAGGACGTGCTGTCGCGCCCCTCGATCTTGTTGTTCGCCTGCTCGGCGCTCGACCCCTCTGGTGCCTCGCCCGGCGACGTCAGGTCCACGTCGCGGTACATGCCGCTGGCGACGCGCTCGGCATAGTCCAGCGCCGTCAGGTACTGGACGTGGGTCTTGCGTTGCGCGGTGTAGAAATTGGTCGCCGCATACGGCAGGTAGATGTCGTCTATCGCCACGAACAGGAAGTTGGGCCGATTGCGGCTCTCGTTCCACGTCACCTTCATGTATTGCGCGCCGCCCAGCGGCACCTGCGTCAGCAACTGCTCCAGCTCGGAGCGGAACTCCTGCGACTGGGTCGTGAGCTGCCAGTTCATGTAGTCGGTCTTGCGCATCGCCTTGGCGGCGCGCTCTTTCGTCAGCTCTCCGACGATCTTGCTCTTGACCGGCCCGTCTGCCGGGAACAGCTCCTTGATCGCCCGAGACGAGAAGTCCACGCAGACTTCCGTCAGCATCGGATGCACGACCCGCGACGCGCCTTGGAACTGCGCGCCGCCCGGCGCGTCGTCCCCTAGCCCCGTCCGACGGATGCCCTCCTCGTACTGCTCGTCGCGCTTCTTGCGCGCCTCGCGGTCGCGGCCAATCAGGTCCAGATAGGTCGACGCCAGCGCTTTTAAGTCGCTCTCGGGCAGCGTCTCGGCAAGATTAGCCAGAAACTCGCTGTCTGAGGCGCGCTCGTCGTCGTCCAGCGTGACTATCGCGCCGCCGTCTTCAGTGTCGATGACATCCGGCGTCTCTTCGTCGTCCATTTCGACGTATTCGCCTTCGGGCAGCTCTTCGTCTTCCATCAGGCGCGCATCCTACGGAGCAAGGCGGGGTACAAGTTCTAACACTCGTCGTGTAAACGGGCAAATTCACGCCGCATAGGGATTAACGCGGGGCCGTCGCTCTTCGCGCTCGTCCTCCTGCGCCCCTCGTTTTGGCATCGGCGTATTATGCAACAAGTTCTTGTCCATCATCAGCCGCATGGCCTGCGTGGTGCTGTCCACGTAGTCGTCATGCCGGATGGACCCGCTCCCCGTGAACGAACAAAGCTGCGCCAGCACCGGCTCGATCCACGTTTTTGGCTTCCCGGCGTTTTTCTCGCTCTCTGGCAGCCACACCTGACCCCGCGCAAAGATGTGCGACACCATATGCAGCCGCGTCAGCTTGTCCGCCCGGCCCGGATTGTAGGCGTAGGCCGTGATCCCCTCGCGATCCAGCATCTGCCGCAGCGAAATGCCGCTGCCCTTGTCCTCAATCAGCAAAATGTCCGGTTTTCGGCCACTCGCCGCCATTTTGGCCGAGCCGATCATGGGTTTTATGAGCGCATTGTCCTGATCGTCACCATACGCGACGGTCAGCTCCTTCTTGACCCGCTTCATTAGGTCCGGCAGGCCATATTGCTCCGCCCAACAGTCCAGCAGCAGCACCTGCCGCTTGTCGTCGTGCCAGAATACGCCCCAGACCGTGCAGGCGGAGCTGTCCGCGTCAAATGTCCGCTTGTTCAGGGTCTTTTCGGTGAAGGCCGTGTCCAGCGACATGATAATCCAGTCGAAGGACGGCAGGGCCTTGGCGCTCGGCCACAGCTTGAACCAGTTTCGCGCAATAATCCCGCCCTCCTCGCTGTCAATCAGCTCCCCCTCCAGCTCCTGACGCCCTAACTGCGTCCCCTCGTACTGCTTGAGCTGGTCAAAGAACGACGCGGGCAGGTGGGCCTTGTTCTCGTAGGTGGAGCCCTTGACGATCAGACGCCCCTCCTTGGGGTTGACCAACTTGCGCACCAAGTCCTTGGGCTTGGGCGTCGTCGTCCACATCACCTTCGGGTGCTGGCCCAGCCGCAGGCCCATCATGGCCATGTCGAAGGTGTCTTCGTCGCGGTTCCATGCGGCCAACTCGTCCATCCACCACGCCGCGACCTGTGGACCCCGCAGGCGCTCCGGCTCCTCGGCGCTGAACCCGCGAATGATCGCCCCCGCCTTGGTCGGGTTGCGCTGATCGACGAGCGTAATGATCAGGTTGGTCTTGTTGTAATCGTAGATCAGCTCGGGAGGGACGACGGACAGTATCCCCGCCGGTCCCTCGAAGCACGTATGCCTCACGTCGTTCAGCGTCGGCGCGATGACGCCATACGGGTGCTTGGCGGCGTCGCAGTACGCCAAGTCCGTAATCCACTGCGCGCCCATGAGGGTCTTGCCGAAGCCACGCCCGGCGAGCACGCCCAGCTCGGTCCACGACGTGGCGGGCGGCAACTGCTTGTCACGCGCCGTGTTGAGCCACTTCTTGCGCCAGATGAGGTAGCGCAACTGGTGTGGCGGCAGTCTGAGCAGGTCGTCGTGGGTCAGTGTCACGTGCAACAGTCACCGTAGGCTCGGCGTCAATTTCGACGGCGTGGTGTAGAGCCGTTTGCTGGGAAGTGCAAATAGGCGATTAAGCCGACGCGCGTCAGCCCTGCACCCTGCGCGGTGCATCCTAAAGGGCAAAACTGCAAAAATTTAGTGTATGGGCATGCCACAGTTACAGCGCGCTGCCAGCGCTGGGGGTAGGGTGCCCCTCAAGTCGCCCTCAAGCAACGTCCAAGCAACCGCAAAGCAACGTGCGCCCTGCCCAAGCAGACGCCAAGCAACGTCCAAGTAGACGTTGAGCAACGCAAGGCAAGGCCCCGATGCGCGCAGCTAGGCGCTGCTTGGCGTTGCCAAGGCGCGGGGCAAAGGCCTACCCCTCGGTGCCGCTCGGCCCCTGCGTGGGCGAGGGCAGTACTTCCAGCACGTCGCGGGGCGTGATGTTGATCAGGTCGGCCAGCTCGCCCGCAAGGGTCACCACCTCGATGCGTGCGTCACCGTCGCCTGTGGCATTAAGCAGGCGCATGGAGGCCGTGTCGCCGTAGACCTTGGCCGCCAGCTTGCTGGCCTGCCACCGGCGCGCGTCGTACTTCAGGCGGCCCAGCGCCGGGTCGGTGGCCAGCAGCGCCTCCTCGACGGCCTTGTCGCCCTGCCTCAAGCCTTGGCGTTCTCGCGCGTGAGCATATTGCTCCGCGAACGACGGCTCGCGGCGCAGCCATTTGTAGATCGTGCTCTCCGCCGGGAGGTCGTCGCGCGCCGCCAGCACGTGGTGCAGGCCGACATCGGACACCGCCACCAGCTCGCAGATCAGCTCCGCCATCTCGGGGTTGTACGTGCTGGGCCGCCCGCCAAGCCCACGCTTGGCCTCCGGCTCCAGCTCACCCTGCGCCATGTCCATGCCCCGTGCTCCCGCCAACCGCGCGCGATCCGCCGCACGCCTCACTGGAGGGCAGGATACCTCAGAGGTACGCCAAACGCCAAGAGGCCCCTAGGCGGGCAGCCTAGGGGCTCTGTGGGGCATCGTGGTCTGGGGCTAGAACTCCGCTTCCCAGATGAAGTGAGCTTCGTAGTCCAAGTCCGCGTTGCGCACCTTGGCCGACGCGGCCCACGCCGTGTCGCTCTTGGTGGCGCGCGAACGGGCGGCGCGGCGAATGATGCGGTTGTTCTCGGCGATGTCGGCGGCGATGATCTCCGCGCAGTAGCGGCGGATGTCCTCAAGCTCGCAGCCGGGGAACGCGGCATCGGCGCGGCGCAGACGGTCGGCGCAGTTAGCGTAGGCCGCCTCGTTGATCGCGTCCTTTTGGTCTTCTGTGAGGTCGTCCCAGTCGGTGGTCATGGCGGCAGTCCTTCCGGTCTGTGTGGCGGGGCCGTCCGGCCCCGATGTCCGTACCCTTAGAGACCGCCGTTCCGAGGGTCAATCCCTATCTTGTAATTTTTTGCACATCATACCAGATCGCCGAAGGCCACCTCCGCCGCCGCCATCTCAAACGTCGTGTTGTCGTTCAGCTTGAACACTCGGGCCATGACCTCGTCCAGCCGGTCCTCCAGCCCCAGCCGACGCAGCAGCCGGACCCGCTCCCGGAAGGTCTCGACCGGCAGGAGCTCCAACGTCATCATGTCAAACGGGTCCGCAGCGACGACCTCCGAGGCGACCCACGACGACACCCCCTCGGAGCGGCTGACCTCGGCCACGATCTCCGCCACCTCCCGGAAGGCCTCGTCCTGTCCGTAGTCGTCGACCCAGCACGACAGGAACGACGGTGAGAACAGAGCCGCCATCATCTCGGGCGGGATCGGGCCAGAGCTGCGGGACCGGACCACCGGAACTCGCGCCGGGGGCAGGGCGACCCGCGTCCGAGCCTTCTCGCCCCTCGCCTCAATGTACGCCTCGCTCGCGGCTTCCGCGCTGTCAAAGTATCCGAGGTGCTTCCTGACCCCCTCCACGGTGATCCTCGCAAACCACTTCTGTCGCTGCTCGTTCCAAGCTGCACCCGGATTGTCCGTAACTCTAGGCACGAGGGTGTCCTTCCCAAAAAACCATAACCAAAAACCAAACGGCTGTAGGATACCATAACCAAAACCAACCCCCCACCACTAAAGTGGTACGGGGGTCGTTGGTTTGGTGGTCTATGGTATCCACCGCCCTGCCGTCATAACCAAAGACCAGAACCAAAGCAACCATCCTTTTGGTGGCCCAGCCGTTGGTATCCACCCCTTGGATACCTTTGCATTTTTTTGCATAAAGGCTGTTGACGTCCTTAAAACCCGCCTCTATAGCTATGGACATCGGGGCCGGACGGCCCCGCCACACAGACCGGAGAGACTGACATGACCACCTCTTACATCAGCACCCTCACCCAAGCCGAGCAGGTCGAGCTGGTCGCCCAAGAGCTAATGCTGGCGCAGGCCAACGACCTCGCCCGCACTGCCGCCTCTCGCCGCCACGACGTGCTGCTCGCCGCCGTCGAGGCGTCCTACGCCGCCGAGAAGGCGGCCATCGACGCCGCCTACGTCGCCGGAGTGCAGGCCGCCCGCCTCGCCATCGTCGCCGCCCGCTAGTCACCAACTGCCGGGGGCAGCGCCCCCGGCCCCTCACCCAAGGAGACCTGACATGATCGAAGCCGTAGCCCTCCAGCGCCTGTCTGACGACCTGCGCCGCGCGATGGGGGCCAACCCCCACGCCTCCTTTGCCGAGGTGATCGAGGCCCTCGCCCTGATCGCCAGCGACAACGCCGCCGAGTGCGTCCCGGGCTGCGCCAACCAGACCTCTTGGGACAACGCCTCCTCGCGCCTGTTCGATCTGGCGCAGGTCGGGCGGCTGTACCGCCCGATGGCTAATTAATAATGCAGGGGTCAATGCATTTTGTGCTTGACCCCTGCCCTACACCCTGTAGGGTGAAGACATCGGGGCCGGACGGCCCCGCCACCCAGACCGGAAGGACTAGACCACATGACCTACAGCCTCGCAGCGTACAAGCAGGACATCAGCCGCATCAACGCCGAAGCCCGCGCATGGGGCGAGAGCATCACAGCGCGCCGCTTGCCGCAGGCTGACCACTTCGCGCTGATCGCCAAAATGCAGGCGTGGCACACAATGATGAGCGACGTTTACGACGGCTTGCTGGCGAAAGCCGCCTAACCCCCTCACGTACAGGAGACCGCTATGGACGAGCTATTCGAGGCAGAGGCCCAGCGCCTCCGCGAAGAGGCAGAGCGCGAAGAGGCCGACGCCGCCTACCGCGCCCAGCGCGTGGCGCGCCGGGCCACCGAGGCCGAGCGCAACGCCCGCACCGCCGCCCTGCACGCCGCCGATCTGGCCGAGCTGGCCGAGAGGGGCGAACTGGCCGAGGACGAGCCCGAAGAGGACTGACCCGAAAATAATGCAGGGGCAGTGCATTTTGTGCATTGACCCCTGCCCTACACCCTGTAGGGTGAAGACATCGGGGCCGGACGGCCCAGCAGACCAGACCGGAAGGACTAAGAACATGAAGACCGACGAACTCTTCGCCCAGATCGCCGACGCCCTCGCCACCAAGATAGAGGCCGGTGTCGCCCCTTGGCACAAGCCTTGGACCGCCGCCTCGGCCCTCCCCCACAACCTCTCGGGCCGCACATATCGCGGCGCGAACAGCTTCTGGCTGTCGCTCTTGCAGGACGCCAAGGGCTACAGCGCTCCCGTCTGGTTGACCTTCAATCAGGCCAAGGCCGCCGGTGGCGGCGTCAAGAAGGGCGAGAAGGGCACCGCCGTGTTCTTCTGGTCATTCACCGACAAAAAGAATGAGGCCACCGGCAAAGCCGAGAAGCTGGTCTGGGCCAAGACCTATACCGTCTTCAACATCGACCAGACCGAGGGCGTCGAGCACAAGGCCGCCGACCCTCTGGCCCAGCCCTCGCTGTTCGAGCGGAACATCGCCGCCGATGACCTGATCGCGGCCACGGGGGCCGTCATCAAGCACGGCGGTGACCGCGCCTGCTACATCCCCAGCAGCGACGTGATCTGCCTCCCCCACAAGGAGGCGTTCAACCAGTCCGACGCCTACTACGCGACGGCCTTCCACGAGATCGCCCACTGGACCGGTGCCGCGAGCCGTCTGGACCGCACAAAGGGCAAGCTCTTTGGCGACCCCGCCTACGCCTTCGAGGAACTGGTCGCCGAGCTGACCGCCGCCTTTGTCTGCGGCGCTCTGGGCTTCGACAACCCCGCCCGCGACGACCACGCCGCGTACCTGCAGGGCTGGGCCAAAGTCCTGCGCTCCGACCCCAAGGCGCTCATCACCGCCGCCGGTAAGGCCCAGAAGGCGGCGGACCTGATCCTCGCCTCGCAGGTCGAGGAGGCGGCTCTGGCCGCCTAACTACCAACGAGCCGGGGGCAATCCCGCCCCCGGCCCACCACCCACAGGAGACCACTATGACCCCCGTCTACGCCCTCACCAACGCCCTGTTCCTCGCGCTGACCGCGCCGGACGACGCGAAGGCCCACAGCGCCAGCCTCTTGGCGGACCACTTCGCCCTCGGCCTCAACGCCGTCCAGATCGCGGCGGCGCAAGAGCGCGCCCTGATCATGGCCGACGACGCTATGGCGGCGCTCTGATGAGCCGCTACTACAACCGCCTGCGCCCGGTGGGCCTCGGGACCATCCCCAAGGTCGGCTGGGCTTGGGTCGAGCAGCCCGCCTTGACGGCCTTCAGGCCGAACAACAGCGACCTGCCGATCAGCACCCGCCGCTACGGCGTCTACAGCACAGATCGGCCCCTGACCGCCGACGAGCTGTACGCCTTCGAAATTAACGAGGTGACCCAATGACCACGATCCTGACCCGCTCCGACATGCGCGCCGCGCTGGAGCACGTCGAGGAGGCCATGGGCCACATCGCCCGCGCCATCGACCGCCTCGCCGCGCCAGAGGAGGCGGGAGAGTATGAGGACGATCTGACGGCTCAAATGAGCGAGCTGGTTGAGGTCGAGCGGCAGCTTGCCGACTGGTGCGCGCCCGCCATCCGCCTGCGCCAGCGCCTGCCGCCCACCGACCTGTAAAATAATACAGGGGGCAGCAAAATAGTTGTTGACCCCCATGCTGCACCCTGTAGGGTGAAGACATCGGGGCCGGACGGCCCAGCAAACTGGAGACCTGAACATGACAATAGCCGCCACCATCTCGAACATCTCGCCCGTCGACCGTCTGGGCGACATCAAGGCGCAGATCGCCGACCTCAAGGCCGTCGAGGCTTTCCTGATCGACGAGGTCAAGGCGATGGGCGCCGGGGCCTATGACGGCGCGGCCTACCGCGCCAGCGTCTCCGAGGTCGCCGCCCGCTCGGCACCCGACCCCAAGGCCATGGAGGCCAAGCTGGTCGAGCTGGGCGTCGACGGGCGCTGGTTTAACCGCCACCAGAAGGCCACCGTGGCCTACGTCACCGTCAAGGTCAGCGCCCGCAAGGCGTGACCCTCACCGGGCCGGGGCCTCGTGCCCCGGCCACCCCTCACAGGAGCACCGACCATGTCCTACCGTTACCGCAACCCGGCCAACTATGCCTGCGCCGACGACTTTTACGGCGACGTCGAGGCCGACGCCGACCGCGCCGAGGGCGAGGCCCAAGAGGCCGACGACCACTGCAGCGAGGGCGCGTGATGGAGCGGCCCCTCCTTCACACGCCGACATTGATCCGCTGTCGGTGCGGCTGCTGGCTCCCACAAGGGTCAACCGCCTCCAGAGATGCGCGCGGCTGGTACGACTGCGTCGCCTGTCGCCCCCGCAAATAAACCCCTTGCACCCATAATGGTGCAGTGCTAGAAGATCAACAGGCCGGGGCGCACCGCCCCCGCCGCCACCTAGGAGACCTGACTATGACCCCCGAAGACGCCACGTCGTATCTTGTCATTCTGTTTGGCGTCCTGTGGATTGCCATCGCGATCAAGGAGTACCGCAGCGGGTTCGGCAGCGGCTACGAGAACGTGGCTGTTGCGATAGCGGTGGGCCTGTGCGGTGCCTGCCTCGCCCTGTTCGTTCTGGCCTTCGCCGCAATGTTTGTCGTCTCGATCATTGAAATCGCACCGTAAGGAACCCACGCCATGAAAATCTACCTGATCACCGACATGCTGCAGCGGGGCATGACGTGGGAGTTCCGAGCGACGCGGAAGATGGCCGAGGCCTACGTCGCCGACCGGCTGGCTCAACACGAGCCGTTCGGCGACCGGGGGTCGAGCGCCCTCCCCGAGATTTCCACGTGGGATGTGCGCCCGACGCGCGACGGCATCACCACGGCCCTCAACGACTTCGTCTCGCTGATCTGCCTGAACGAGTTCTGATCCCCCTGTCCCACGGAGAACCACGCCAATGACCTACGACCAGTGGGGCACCCTGATCGCCGCCACCTACTTCGGGGGCATCCTGATCTGGGGGTTGGGCCTCGCCTTCCTGCAGGGCGCAGACATGGTGGACGAGGGCAGCGACGCGCTGTGGATGCTCGCCGTGGTCTGGCCCGTCCTGCTGCTGGCGGTCTTCCCCTTCGGCCTCGCCTACTGGCTGGGCACGAAGGTCGCCCAGTACTGCCTGTGGCGGGAGCGTCAAAAATAAGTTTGACACCGGGCAATATCGCCTCATCTCGCAGGCCTGCCTGAACGAGTTCTGATCCCCCTGTCCCACGGAGACCTGAGACCATGTACCCCAAGAACCTGAGCGACATCACCGACCCCGAGACCCGCCGCCGCATCGCGGTCGAGCGCCGGATCGTCACCGCCCTGATCGACCGCGCGCTGGCCGAGGGCTACGAACTGAGCGTCGATGACGGCGACAGCCAGCACCCGTGGACGACCAACCGGGCCGAGGTGACTGACAACATCATGGAGGCCGACGAGGACCGGCTCTACCTCCGCAAGGACGGCCACACCGCGTGGGTCTTCCTCGTCTACGGCAACAGCGGCTGGGACGTCATCTGTGACTACAACGTCAGCCTTGAGGCCCTGCTGGAGCCCGTCAACGCGCTCGCCAGCAGTCTGGAGGAGTAGGGGCCTTGGCTATCTTCGCCCTGCTGCTGCTCGTTATTTTCGCCGCCCTCGTCAAACTTGACGATTGTTGACAACCTGCACCGACCTAGTACGGTGCGCCTTGAAGGAGACCTGAAGACCATGATTGAGATCAAACACAAAGATACCGGCGCGGTCCTGCATACCGTTGACGCTGCCGACCTGCGCGGGGCCGACCTGCGCGGGGCCGACCTGAGCATGGCCGACCTGTGCTGGGCCGACCTACGCGGGGCCGACCTGAGCAGGTCGGCCATGCTCGGGGCCAACCTGCGCGGGGCCGACCTGCGCTGGGCCGACCTGAGCGGGGCCGACCTGAGCGGGACCGACCTGCGCGCTGCCAACCTGCGCGGGGCCGACCTGCTCAGGTCGGCTGAAAATACCACCCACGCCGATAGCTGCTGGTCTTGGGGGCCGACGCACTACGAGTGCGCCCTGCGCGAGATCGCTAGGCAACGGGAGGTCATTGAGACGTGGCGCGCGGCCCACATCGAAGCGACGGGGGCAGACCAATGACCAGACTATCAGCATTATTGATAGCTTTCGGCCTAGCCCTGCTCTGCTGGGCACCCATCCTCGCTTTCATATGGAGTGTCACGTCATGACCAACGAAGAACTGGACGAGGCGCAGGCCGACGAGATGCGCGCCATCGCCCGCGAAGACCCCGGTGAGGAAAGCATGTACGCCACGATCTACCGCGCCATGCTCGCAGCCTCACCGCCGAGCACTTTGCAGAAAGTGCAAATTGCTCCCCTGCCAGCCGGTGAGGATAAGTGATGAACCCGGTTGATCTTCGCCGCTTTCGCGACCCAACCCCCGCCATGCTTAAAGCCGCATGGTCCGCCATGCACGCCACACCGTCGGGCGAGTGGAAGCGCCTGAAGGCATCCGGCGCATCTTCGCGCGAACTGTTCGACGCCAAGATGCTTCCGCGTTGGCAGGCGATGGTGGATCATATCTTGAAGTCAGAGGATAAGCCGTGAGCGCGCCCAGCATGGCCTCCATCGTGGCCGACGTGGCCGCAGCGCACCGTCTGCCGGTCTCCGTCCTGATGGGCCGCAGCCGGTACAAGCAAGACGTGCGGGCTCGGCAGGAGGCCATCTGGCGCTGCCGGGAAGTCCGGCAGGACGACGGCAGGCACCGCTACGCGCTGCAGCAGATCGGCCAGTTTTTTAAACGCGACCACGCCACCATCATCCATGCGTGTAAACGCCACTTAGAGAGGACGACCTGACATGACCGAGCGGCAGCGCCGGTACACCCAGCCCGGGGTAGACCAATGAGCCTCCTCCTAGACCTATGCGCCCGGTGTCATGTGCCCGTAGCACAAAATGACGTCTCCGCTGACCTACTCAAGGTGTTTGATGAGTTGGTCTGCACGGAGTGTGCCGAGGCCGTTTTTGAAGGAGCAGACTATGAGCCGGATATCTGAGTACGACTTGGTGGCCGATGATCTGGAAACCATCATGGCGGTCCCGCGCCCGAAGACGGCGGGTCCCCATGGCGTCGCTGCCCGTGTTCTCATACCCCCAGTCACCCTACTGGGTGGTCTGATGGTGGACGGTGCTGACGAGTTCTGGGCACCAGAAGAAATCCCACCAGACTTGTTTACGGAATTTAACTTCGCAATAGCTACTCGTCGCGACGACATCCAACCCGGCCTGCTGGTGTTCAACTGGGTCCGAACTGCCAGCACAAAACAGCGGAGGCAGGCGCGCTTCCACTCAAAACACATGGTCCTCATCACCCACGCAGGTATCCTGAACGGTACGTGGATGGAGATGGAAACTCGTCTTTGTAGTTTCATTGGTGGTCGATGGATCGACGCCATAGGCGCTGTCGTTATGAAGGGACACAACGGTGCCGTCTTCGGGCGCGTTGGCAACAACCCCGCAGAAGACGACGAGCGCATACGCGTGACGATGAGTATCGCTTTAAACGCCCGCTACTGCTACAGCGCGGTCCTCTCCGACAAAGAAGAGAACCTGTCCGCCCGGCTATTCGCCTACCCTGACACAGTGCGTTTTTTGCTGCGGACTCGGTCAATTACAAACGAGGGGCGGAGAAAAGCTCTGGTTCATCTTGTGAGACGGCACGCGCGGCGACGCAAGAAAGTGTCGCGCGTTACGGCACATCTACGCGGCGAGCACCGTTGTACTTGGGCGGGCCTGTCGGTGTCAGTCCTGCCGTCTCAGTACGATGCGGAAACGACCAACGAGGGGATAGTGAAAGCGCGGCTTGAGGCCGAAGGTTTACGCCGTTGGGTGGGCGCATGACCCACGCGAGGTAGGCCGTTGACTTCACCCCCGCCGTTGCACTACCGTCACCCGATTAGGAGCACCCCCACATGACCAAACTGTCCGGCATCGACCTCGCCATTAAACAGGCGGGGTCCATCTCGGCCCTCGCCCGTAAACTAAATATCAGCCATCAGGTCGTGAACCGCTGGCACAAGCGCGGCCATGTCCCCGCCAAGCGGGCGCTGGAGATCGAGCTGCACTACGGCGTCCCCGCCCGCGATCTGGTCGAGCCCTCGCTGCTGCACATCGCCTCGCTCCTGACTTCGTGACTTAGGTCATGGCCAGCAACGTGTCCCCCATCTCGCCCCACGTCCGCCGCGTCGAGGCCCCCTCAGAGCTGCGGGAGCTGCAGGGCTGGCTATGCTGGCGCAATGAACACCACCCCGGCGAGGCCAAGGCCCGCAAGGTGCCGTACTACGTCACCGGCCAACGTCGCTATGGCAAGCAGGGTGCGCCCGAGGACCGGGCCAAGATGACCACCTTCGCGGCAGCGCGAGACGCGGCAGCGCGCCTCGGCTTTGACGGCGTTGGGCTGGCGCTCATGCCCGAATGGGGCATCACCGCGCTGGACTTTGACCACTGCGTAGACAGTGACGGCAGACTACCTCCCGAGGTCGAGGACATCGTCAGTCGGACCTATGCCGAGTACAGCCCCAGCGGCAACGGGGTGCGGGCCTTCGTTCGCGGCGTGCTGGGCAACCACAAGAGCCACAAGGACGCCAACAACGACTACGGTTTTGAATTGTTCAGTAGCTCAGGTTTTGTGACCTTTACGGGCAACATCCTGCCCTACACCGAGGCTCTGGGGCTGGAGGACTTCGTCGCGCCGGTTGACGAGCGCGTCATCAACCTCTCGCAGCAGCGCTTTGGGCCGACGCACGCCGCGCCCACCGGTTCCGACGACTTCCTTGACAACTACGAGCCGCCCCTCGGCCTGCGGGCGGCTGACATCGAGGCCCTGCTCTCGGACCTCGACCCCGGCATGGGCCGCGAGGGCTGGATACAGGTCGGCATGGCCCTCCACCACGAGCTGGGCTCCGAGGGTCTGGACGTGTGGGACGACTGGTCGAGCGGCGGGGCGCAGTACCCCGGCTCCGACGGCCTGCGCGCGCAGTGGGACAGCTTCGACCGGCGAGACCCGAACGGGCGTCGCATCACGATGCGGACGGTCAAGAAGATGAGCGCCGACGTCAGAGCGCAACGGGGGGAACAGCCAAGGTCTTTTGACCAGATCAACCGCGCCGCTGAAGAAGCGCGGGCCGAGACGCAGGGCCGAGAACACGACCCCGACCGCTTCGCCTCATCCACTGACTGGGCGGGCCGCTTTCACGTCTACTCCGGTGACGAGTTCTCACAGCGTCCGCCGGTCGAGTTTATGATCAAGGGCGTCCTGCCCGAGCAGGCCGACCTGATCGTCGTCTACGGGGCCAGCGGCTCCGGCAAATCGTTCATGGTGCTGGACATGGCCATGGCCCTCGTCCGAGACGTGCCGTGGCGCGAGCGGAAGGTCCGACGTAAAAGGGTGCTTTACATAGCCGCCGAGGGCGGCGGCGGCGTCGCCCAGCGGCTGCGGGCCTACAGTCAGCACCACGGGGTCAGTCTCAAGGACATCCCGCTGGGGGTCATCCACGACGCGCCCAACCTCATGGTCGAGGACGATGTGACGGCGTTGGTGCAGGCAATCATTGACGCAGGCGGCGCGGACCTGATCATCATCGACACGCTGGCGCAGGCCACGCCGGGGGCCAACGAGAACAGCGGCGAGGACATGGGACTGGCGCTGAAGCACACCCGCGCCATCCGCAAGGCCACCGGCGCGGTGATCATGTTGGTCGCCCACACGGGCAAGGACCAAGCCAAGGGCATACGCGGCTGGTCTGGTTTAAACGCTGCGTCGGACACGTCCATTGAGGTGTTCCGGCCCGAGGACAGTGACGCGCGCCTGTTGAAGGTGACCAAGCAGAAGGACGGGCGCGACGACCTGTCGTGGGGCTTCAAACTAGAGAGCGTGCTCATCGGTCTGGACAGTGACGGCGAGGAGATTACGTCGCTGGTCGTGACTGAGGCCGAGGTGCCGGTGGCCGCGCCGAAGGAGCCCAAGGGCGTGCGCAAGATGGGCGGCTGGGAGCGGGCCGTCATGGACTACATCCAGACGCTGGGTGTTGGGTTCACGGGCGCGCCGCTGCAGGAGCTGATCGACGGCGTGTCTGCAGGCGTGCCGGGGCCGGAGGAGGGACACTCTGACCAGCGCGGGCGGAACACTCTAAACGCCATCAAGTCCCTCGCCAAAGGGCTGAACGCGCCCCTGCTCCTTGAGAACGGCTACGTTTCTTTTGGAGAGCTGCTCTTTCCCGATTGACCCCTTCAACGTAATGGGTGCATGGTATTTTCAACAAGGAGACCTGATGTGAGAAGCCCAGATTATTACCGGATGCTGTCCGACGAGGAGCTGCTGCTCCACGGCAAGGAGGCCCGGACCTACACCGACGAGTTCGTCGTGGCGCTGATCGAGCGGTTTGAGGACATGGTGGAGTTGGCGGCGTCGTCGGCCTACCGCGAGGACACACTGCAAGATCGCGTCGAAGACCTCGACGGGCAGATTGAAGACCTTGAGTGCCGCATCGCGGACCTTGAGCAGGAGGTCGTCGCTATGGCGGCGCAAATCAAAGAGCAGGAGACCTGACCATGTATGAAATTAAGATTACGGCTGAGAGTATCGGCGAACTGCGGGGCCGCGTCATTGCCCTTGCCGCTGAACTGTCGCCCAGTAAGCCCGCGTCTCCGAGGCCGGTCGCCGTTGTGCCTGTGCCTGTGGCCGCTGTGCCTGAGCCTGAGCCCGTGGCCGTTGTGCCTGAGCCGGTGGCCGTTGTGCCTGAGCCGGTGGCCGACGAGGCGATCACTTATGAGCAGGTTCGCACCGCGATCTTGCAGGTGTCGGTCGGCGTGGGCCGCGAGGCCGTCGGCACCATCCTGCAGCACTTTGGCGCGACCCGGAACGCGCAGGAGATCGACCCCTCCCGCTATCCCGAAGTGCTGGCGATGGCCAAGAAGACGCTGGAGGGCTGACGATGTGGCCCTTCAAAGACGCAAAGATGCTGCAGCGTGAGCTGGCCGAGCATCGGACCTACCGGGAGGCGCAGCAGGCGGCAGCGCGCCACCTTGAGGAACGGCTGGCCGACGCCCGCTCCGCGCTGGCGATGGTGACCGTCAAGCGCGACGTTCTCGTGTTGCAGACGGAAATGCAGCGGCGCGAGATCGACAGGTTGAAGGCCACGCTGGCGGGGGCCTCTGTCCGAGACCCGAAGACGGGCCGATACGGGAGGGCGACCAATGTCTGAGGCCAATCATGCTAAGATGAGCCCCTCCGGCGCGCACCGCTGGATGCGCTGCCCGGCGTCCCTGCTCCTTGAGCAGACGCTGCCCG